CTACCTCGAAATTAAGATATTTTTAATGGATTCTTGATTAAATACTGCATAACAAAAATCGGTAAAGTCTGGGTTTTCTTTTTTCGCGCGAAGTTGGGCAGCTTTAAAAACAGATATTAATTCAATCCACTCTGAATCTTGCCAGGTTGCTTTCGTCACTGTACAACCAAGAGAAGATACACCTACATTTTCTTTTTTCATACCTTGTGCGTGAATGTTTAAACCAATTTTTCCACGAAAGACAGGATCATCACTTGACCAAATATGATTTCCGTCTTTGTCTCGTCTAAATTTAAAGTTTGAAGCTTGATTAAAAGCTTCGTGTCCGTGATGAGTTCCGATCTTTACAAGATAGAGTCCTTCTTCTGTTCGTGCTTCCCCTCCTATAACTCCGTACTTTTCTAATGTTTTTTCCGAAACATTACCGGGATCAATCGTAACGACTCTGCTTCCCCAAGACTTCCCACCCGGGTAGATGTTGAATAGAATGTCGTTGAACTTGTCAAAGGAATCATCGTTTAAAACGACTTTGTTTTTAATTATGATTCCCTTGACTCCGATGAGAACGTTCCCCGTCTCGAAATTGAGAAAAGGAAAGTTCTCACTTTTTACAAAACGCGACTTCGTTTTTTCGATCAATTGAGGAATAAATGTTTCGTAATTCACTCTTTCGTTATAGAAGTGATTAACGTATCGGAGAAAATTTTTGTTTTGTTTTTCCATAATCGTTTAGATAGAGCTCGATCCTTCCACCATTAAGTTTAGAAATATGTTTTTGTAAGGAAAGGTAGAGATTCACCGCATCGGGTGAAGTAGTTGGAAACTTAATCACAAGACGAAGACCGTTAAATTCGGAAACAAAGTCTAGAAACCTTTTTAAAGCGTGTTTAGCGGAAAGAGAAACGGTTCCATAGTGCGCGAGATCGATCTTGATGGATTCAAGTTTTCTTTTCCGAGCGATTTTGTAGAGTGAAACCAAATCATCAAAGAGGATTTCCGAAGTGGAAACAGACAGATTCTTAATTAAAAAAATATCCAGTCGCGTTACTTCCGCAAAAGAATGAAAAAACGGACTTTCAACTTTGTAGAGTTCGGAATTCTTTTTTTGCGGAAATGTATCTTTCCAATTTTTCCAAAACCAAATCACAAATTGAGAAAATAAAAGTAGAAAACTTGCGAAGTAGCCGAGAAAACTTTCGTCTTTGATTTCTTTTAAGTAAGAAAATTCATCCATTAACCCAAGGCTCCAAATGAAATCCCTGAATATCGAATTTTTGCCGTCTTCCACCAATCTTTTAACTCGTTAGTAAATTGTTTGATCCGCGCTCCAAAAAATGCGTTTTCAGCAGACATCGTTGTCCCTATCGATTCCGAGATAACTCCTACCGAAGTTGAATAGTTCGAGACCCCGCCGATAATACCCTCGCCGTATGAAGAGAGAAAACAAATTGCAAAATATTTTAAAATTTGGTCTTTTAATTCACGCGGAACACGGGAAGCGTGATCGTAACCGGTCGTGTAATCAACTTGATACGCACCAGGAAGAGAATTCGAAAATTGTAAAGTGCGAAACCCTTGAATTCCAACTTGTGGTGGTCCAGAATTCATAAAAGGAGTTCGAGTATAAAGTGCACGTAAGATTCCGTTTTTGTACTGGATACTTGCACGGTTTGTAAGATCAAGAACTGTAATCCCATTCCAAGGAAGAGTCAAAACCCATTTATGAATCTTACATAGATTTTTTCTTCTGAGTTTTAAAAAGAAATTTGATCCGCGAGAAGGATCATAGTCGTATGTGTCGTCCCACTCAGCGAAGTCTTCAATTCTACCCATTCGCGGTTCAAGATCAAATCTTCCACTTTGTCCGACAAGAGGACGGGAACGAAAAAGTCTTGGATACACGTCCCAATCAATTTCTTGCCCGAATGCTCGTATAGTCTGATCGACCCAGTTCTTGAGTTGAAAGTTCTCCATTTGAGAACCGCGAGTCGTTAAGAGAGGTTCGTTACCAAAAAAAATTATACGTCGAAGCTCGTCTGGATGAATGAGCGTACCCCAACCAGGAAGTGGAGAGTTTGAAGAAACAAGATTCGGATAGATACACGCGGAAAGATCGTGATACTCGTAGTCTTCTTCCTGTTTGTTTAAATCCCCTTCAAAACCGTAACTCAAAGAATATACCCATTAGAATAATATTTCATTCTTCTAATGTAGAAGGGTCGATTTAATCGGAGAAAAGTTTTGATTTTGCAATTTCTAAGTGTTCGATCGGTAGAGTGTGAGTCATACCAGAGGTCAGTTCACAAACGACACTTTTCCCGTCTTTAGCCACTTCTTTTATTTTTGCAAGCATTCCTCCCACATTTGCACGACCTTTTGCATAGACTCTCATAATCATACCGGGTCTGGGGAGCTTGGGACCACTTCCGTATGTTCGTCTTTGTTCTTTTGAAAGAGATTCGAATTCCAAATGCCTTTTTGTAATTTCCTTTTCTTTTTGAATTTCTTCTTTTGATTTTTCTTTTCGGTACGAAATTCGATTTCGATCCTGTCTTGCCTGATCAATTTTTTTCTCAACGGGAGTACGAATATCTTCGTTTGTTTTTGTGTTTCTAAATGCTTGGTAGTCACCGGTTTTACCGTGAACGGTAACTTTCTTTTTTACGAGTGTGTTTTTCGAATTTCCAAACATATTCATTAATGACAGACAGAACTTGCGTTTGTCCAAAACCCAGATACTTCGGTGATTCCAGAAAAGCTCGCCTCACTTGCACAGATCGGACGAAAGAACTGTTTGTCACCGCTTCCTTTACGATCGTAGTTTCTTAACGTTTGGTCCGCGTTGTTACCTTTGACGTGAATTGTCCAGGAACTCGCAGAGATAACTTCGGTGATAAAATACATTCTATCGGGTGCGTTTAGAACTGTGTTTCCAGAAACGGTGAACTGATTTTGAACTTCGAGACGATTAAAATCCTGAAACGAAAATGACTTTAGGCTCATACATAGAATTTAAATAAAAAGTTTAATATCGGAAAATAAGAGAAACGTACCCTAGAAACCGATATTACATTTTAATAAAACCAGGGTTTTGCATGTGAAAAACCCTGTAAAACCCCACATCCGATTTTTTTAAAAAGAACAAAATCGGAAACTATGAACAAAAAAAACGGACGTCCGCCCGGAATAAACTACGAGAAAAATTTAGAGAGAAGAAAAAAAAGAACCGAAGAAGATACCCGAATCATAGATTCAAAGATCGTAAACAACCGTCTTTACTTTCTTGCAAAATCCTTTTTTAATCATATCAACTCAGAAAAAATCGCGGGAAGAAATCCAGTATATAATTACGACCAACTCCAACAGATTCGTGATGGAGTACAACTCCGTCCCACTTGGAGAATACCCTATCAACAGCTTCGAAACTCCGCTTATGGAACTTCCCTTATTTCCGCAATACATACGGTTAGGGTCGAAGACTTGTCGAAGTTTTCAAAGATTTCTAAAAAAACTGGGCTTTGGTTTCGAACCGAAAACGAAGACGATACTGTAAACGACGAACTACTTTTTAAAATGAAGCAGTGCGGTCGTTTCTTTGAAAAAATGGGTGACTTAACACCGGGCTGGCAAAACCGAGACCACCTAGTATCCGTTTTCGAGATGATGATAAGAGATACGCTTACTATAGACAGTATTGCGTTCTATTTAGTATATAACAGTTTTGGAAAGTTACTTGAGATTCGGTATTTAGATCCTGCGACAATCTTTCCAGTAGATCCAGGGAAAGGATACTGCGGTGATAAAGGCATAGCCTTTGTCCAGATAATTGACGACAATATTGTCGAAACATTTTCAGCTTCGGAAATTCTCTGGTTTCATAAAAACCATATTTCTGACGTTTCAATGAGGATATTTGGATTTTCACCGCTTGAAGCTTGTATTCTAGATCTTGTCGCCGTAATCAATTCTCTCAAGTTCAACCGCGATACATTTTCTAGACAACATCCGCAAGGTTTTATGAGCTTTCAAGGTGATGCAACACAAGAGGTAATTGAGTCGTTACAACTTCAATGGCAAGAGATGATTTCTGGAATCGATGACTCGCACCGTATCCCAATTATTGGTACATCCGCCGGAGAGGTGCGTTGGACTCCTCTTAGTATTCCAAACGATATGCTTTTTAAAGATCTTATGCAGTGGTGCACTTCATTTGTACTGATGGGACATGGGATGGACCAATCAGAACTTGGTCTTCGCCTTATCGGATCACAAGCTACATTTTCCGAAGGAAACCAGGTTGAAAAAAGTAAACTCTCTATGACGCGCGCAAACCTTTCTCTACTTACGTACTTTGAATCTCCGTTTAATCGATTGAAAGAGTTTAGAGAAGACGACTTTTCTGGGATTGTATGTGAGTTTACTGGAAAAAATCCTGAAGACGAGAAAGAAAAGTTAAATAAAAGTAAGGACGAGGTATCGAATTGGAAATTAATCGATGAAATACGAATTGAACAAGACAAGCCGACAATTGCGGAAACTCTTTCGGAACTGTATGGAGTTAATGAAGACGACTTTAGAATGGCTGGAGCCGTAATTTTAAATCCGATATTCCAACAGAATCTACAACTATTGCAGAATTCTATACAATCAAATACTAATATAGACGAAGATTTTAATTCAGAATATGAAGACTATGAATATGAAGAAGAGACACAGACAGATAAGGACTTGGTTTTTTAAAATAGATTGAGTTTAGCGATACCGTTTCTATTTTGTCCTCCGATAATAGAAAAATAACCAAAAATCCAAGCGGCGTCGTCACCACACTGAAAGGCTTGTTGAATCGTTGAGTTTAGTCCAGGAACTCCACCTGTAGGATACCAAGACAATATTTGTAAGGTTTCGGAATCTAAGGAAGCATTGCAGATTCTAGATTGACCACCGATTGATGAAAAATTACCGAAAACATATAAAGCGTTACCTTTATTCAAGATACTGAATATATTCGGGGAAGGCCAATCAATTCCACTGATCGGATATAGAGATAATAAGTTACCGGTTATGGAGTCTAAAACCGCAAAACCGTTACGAGATTGTCCGGCTATAGTATTAAAGTTACCTGCAATATAAAGTTTACCATTTTTTTGGAATATAGATTCCATAATGCACGTAGAAGATACGGTCGTAAAAGTAGGAAATGTAAAATTTAAAACAGCACCCGTGTTTACGTCAAAGGACACGATTTTTTGTTTACCTTGACCACCCGCTGAAGTAAAAGAACCGCATGCAAAAATTGTATTTTGGTCCTCTGATAAAACAATGTTTTTAACAAGTCCTGAACCTATTCCACCTGACGGATACCAGGGTAAAACTGCTGCTGTTGTTAAATCTAAAGCAGCGATACGATTTCTTGAAAGACCCCCTACTCCCGTGAAGGTGCCTGCTATATAAACAACATTACCTTTGACTACAAATTTACTGATATTAGAAGTACTACTACCGCTAATTCCTCCTGTTGGATACCACGGAAGAACGTTTCCACTAATCGGGTCAACTGCTGCAATACCGTTTCTATTTTGTCCTCCTATTCTTGTAAATACTCCAGCTACAAGAAGCATTCCATTTGCATAAGTTAAGGCGGTAACATAAGGATCTACCCCCCCTCCTATGCCGGAGGATAAAAAATCGGGAATCACGTTTCCAGTTGTTGTGTCAATTGCAGCGATTCTGTATCTTGAAACTCCACCGACTGCAGTAAAGTATCCTCCTATATAAAGTATATTACCAACTTGTACCATAGCAAAAATTGTTTCGCCTTGGTTTACACCACCTACGTTTACAGGATCTATATAAGTTTTTTGATTCTGATTCTGAAAAAATGCAAAAGGTAAAAACAAATTTCTAACCCATATTCAAAATACAGGAACTGAAAATGAGTCCACCGACTTTAATAAATGAATAAAAATCTTTTCTGGAAACAGTTTGTGTAGGTGTTGGAATGATTGCACCAGACCAAAGAAATGTTCCACCTAACCAACTGAGTGAATAAAGAGAACCCGTAGATTCAAAGATCACATTGACTATCTGATTTTCAGTTAGATTTGAAAGTGTAATGTTTGCGTTTCCTCCAGTGATACGAAATAGATTTGAAACAGAACAATCAAGAGTTTTTGAGCCTGCTGTAAGAAGTTGAGTAGACGGAGAAGACTGTCTTACATAATCAGAAATAGATTTCATTCCTGGAAGGGAAAAAAGATAACCAATCGAAGAACTTTTAAAACCCGACAGGGTTGTAGAATCGTATATTAGAATTTCATTATCAAAACCCGGGGCAAAAGAAACAAAGTTTCCACTCGCATCACGAGTAAGAATCTGACCTTTCGAGGTGAGAGTTCTTTCTAAAACGTGAGTAAAATCCTGATTGTTTCTTGTACCAAGAAATTGGATTTGAGTTCCGACAAATGAAGTTCCGAAAGCGAAATTGGCACCTAAGTTTGTAATATTCAAAATCGAACTTGTGTTGCCCGTAATACAATTTGTTTCGATTGTGCAAAGACCAGAGAACGCGACTAGATTGAGAGAACGGCTTTGAAGCGCAAAGATTATCTTTGTGTTTGAAATGACAGATGAGTTTTTTAGAAATACACTCAACGATCCGGTTGAAAAATCGATTCCGTTTCCAGAACCTGAATACTCGAGAGAAGAATCGACGAGCGTAAGGATGTTTGATCCCAGGTTATCAAAAAAATGAGAAGAGAATTTTAGACTAAGACTTTGTACTTCGAGCGGCCAAGCACTGATTAAAAATCCAGATGTAAAGGTTACAGCAAGAGGAGTTTGTTTTTTGAATCGTGGTAAAAGAATACAATCCGAAAAATTTACGTTATCCACCGGAATTGTTACTGTTTGAAGTGAATCGTCGAATTGAATAAATTTCAGTCCGCTTTTGCCTGCAACAGCCGTAATGAGTGAACTCCAAGATGAATAAACATTTCCAGAAGGTGAGGTTTCACCGGGTCGAAACACAAATACGTTTCCAGATAGCGGTCTTTGACTGGAAACTAAAATTCCGTCAGGTCCCAGTGTCGCAACTCCTGAAAGCGCACCTTTTTCCGAAAGATTAATTTTAGAACTGATTTGAGAAATAAGATTTAGGTTTTCTGAGATACGCGCGTTTGTTTCTGACAATACTTTTGTATCGATATACGATCTTAGAAGGTTGTCCTTTAGAAAATCATTTTTAAAGGATTTCATTTGAATTCCACCCTGAAACGAACATTACGATTCTGGAATGTAGAATTTCCTGTAAACTGTAATGATAAAATTCCAGATTCGTCATAGTAAAGTGTTGCGGCAATCCCCAAAGGAGGAAGAGAGAACCATTTCCCTTGATTGTCTGAAACAAAAGCGGATACAAAAAGAATCGTGTTTGAAAGACCAGTTTGAATCGTACAAAGTCCGCTTGAGTTGGTTGTTCCTTCAAAGTAAGCGTTTTTGATGATCGTTCCGGGTGGTGCGTAAGAACTTCCGAATAGAAATACTCCGAAATTAGAAACCAGTTGTAAAATGGATACCTGAATTTGTTCAACGTATTGCCGTACTGCATTTGCAGACGGAGCCAAAGAGGTTTCGGTAAATGTAGGGGTATTTGTTAAAAAACCGTTTGAAGGTGCAACATTACTATAGGCTTTACTTGCAAGAAAATACCAACTCCCCTTTTCGCTTGAAAAACAAATTTCAATAGATCCACCGTCTAGATCAAGTTGCCAGTCTTCGGATATATCTTCAATCATTTGTCCATTACGCTCGATCGTAATTGGATTTGTTCCTGCTTTATTTGAAATATCTAATATTCCTACTACTTCGTTGTCGTTTGGATTTGTTGGTAATGATACTGTAAATCCTCCACCGGAAACGTCACAAAGTACTCGTTCATATTTTGAAGCGGTATAATTTAGGGTTTGAATACTTGAGTTTTTTAAAGATCCAAAATTCGTTTTCCAAGAACCATCTCCTGAAAGAAATTTCTCTCTGTCTGTCGTAAGAGGTGTGGGAACTAGTCCTTTCTCTCCGTTTACAGTAGAAGTTGAACCTTGAAACGTAGTATCAAGTGCGAGTGTTCCCGATCGGTCTGGTAAAAAAAAATCTCTAACTGTGGTTGAAATAGACCTAAGAACGCTCCTAATTCCTCCAGAAGAAAGAAGCTCCAATCCAAAATCAGAACTAAGTCCTGGATACCCAAGTGAAGAATTTTTTTCTCCCCTAAGTTGATATTGCGGATGATCGTTTAAAGTAAGTCCGATTAGTTCTGAATGAAGTGAGGTTCTTGCTTTCGTTTTAATCCACCTACCAGGAGAAACAAGAGTAAGATCATTTGGAAGAATCACCCTCAGTGGATCTACTACGTCCGGAACGGTCGCGTATGAATCCGCATCGAATTGATAAAGGGTGAATTCGTCTTCGACTTCTCTCATCTGTTTATCTTTTCGTTCGCTTGCTGGTACTGACCTAAGTTCCGATAAATTTTGAACCGGAGTATTCCAGTTTGTGAGTATCTCTGATTTTACCCAGGAAAGATTTACGGCGTCCTGTGGCGAAATTGGTGATGCAACTTTTAGGTTGGTAAGACCCGAATCAGTTGTATTTCTTACCTCGATTCCTGTTTGTGTTGCTTTAAAAATCGGTCCACTTTTTCCAAGACGAACCGAACTTCCAATTCCTCGAAGAAAAAAATTAAAAATTGGAAACATTAACCTAAGTAGATTTCGATCAAAATTTGATTCGTGTCGTAAGTCGTTGCGACGCGTAACGTATTGATTCCCCCCGCCCACGCGACAAACCCAAGACTTGTAGGGTGATCAAGACTTGATCCATTAATACGACAAATTAGTGGTGCCGGATCATCTTTTTTAACTCCGATTGCTGTGTCGTCGGTGAGATATTTTGCTAAAATCAAAACATATTTAAAAGTAATTCCATTAGGAATCGGAATCGTAACAAGATTATCTGACTGTCTGATTGCCTTGGTAAGTTTCTGTGGTTGTTGAACCTGGAACTCGGTTTCGTATTCTTCAACTTCTCTTTCGATTGAAATTCCATTTCTTTGAAAGAGTTTAAAAAAGATTCTGTGGTATTCCATTTCACAAAATTAAAGCGAAAAAGAAAATCGGAGTTAAAACTATCTTGGTCTTACAAGAAGTCCTGCAGGTGAGGAGAGGGAAGCGAGTTTTCCAATCCCATCGATCAGGGGTCCAGCATATTCACACATTTTTTCAATTCCAGAGACAATTCCTGTAATTGAAGTAGAAACAATGGGGAGTAAAGTTTTTTCGATATTTTGTACGGTGTTTGTAAGTCTGAGCATTATTCCTTTATTCTCTTCAAAAAGTTTAAGCATTGCGTTATTGAGTTCATATCCGACCTTAGCCGCTTCTTCTCCCGTTTTTGAAGCAAAGATTTCTTTTTTCATGTTATCGAGTTCAAGACCTTTATTGTATCCTGCTTGGATTGAAGAGTTATCCTTTTTAAAATCTCCGTACCCGAATTTCATAGAAGACATTTCAGAAAAACTACCTCCATTTAACTTAGCTATAATTCCGCGTGTATTTGCATCCAGTCCTGAAAGAGCCGAAGACATATATTTTCCGGGACTTGATTCCGATTCTCGGATTGCTTTAAATACGTCTCCTCCACTTGCTTTCAATGCATTTGCAAAAGAAAGAGAACCAAATATACCTCCACCAAACGCACCATTTTTTCCTTGAGAAGAAAGCTCTTCTGCAAGTGACATTCTTCTTGCAGGGTCCATTTTAGTTCCATCGGTCCTGTTCATTCCCGCTGCAAACTTTGTATAGTCGGAAATATCCCCGGAGAAACCTTTTGAACGAAGGTTCTCAGAAATACTTGCAAGTTTTGAAATATACTCGGATTGCCTAAGACCTGAGAATCCGGATGCGTTTGCACCCCCTCTTAAAAATCCAAGATCGGCGTGTTTGTTATCTTTTCTGATAGTTTCGAGTTCTTTAACAACTTCACCAATTCCTTTTCCTTGTGACGCGGCAAATCTAACTGTTTCGGAATCAATCGTATTTCCTTTTCTAAAAATAGACTCACCCGTTATGCGCCCTTTGGCGACGTTTGCCGAAGATAGTTCTGCGTTCGAAAAATAACCGCTACCACCCCCGACGTATCCGCCGGTCGCGCCGATTGTCGAACTTTGAGACTGCATAGCATTGTGATACTGTTCCCCGATAGCGGATATGGTTTTTAAGATTCCACCAGCTACAGCAAACGCAGCGCCCGCGATCGGAATCGCCATTCCCATTGCAGTGAGTCCGTTACCTTTTGCATCGGCTCCGTTATTTCCCCCACCGGAAACTGTACCTGATCCGTTTCCTAAAAGACCTTTGTCGAAATTTCCCTGTTGGATTTTAAGTTCAGCTTTTTGAATTTGAAATTGTTTTGCACTCGTGGGATTAGAAAGACCAGATGAGGAGTTTTCGTTATCTTCTTCTTTCTCACCTTTCTTTTTCTTTTTTGAAAGAAGGTCTTTGGCAAAGGATATTTTTTTGTCGAGTGTGTTATAAAATCCACCGTGCTCGGTTTCGTCTAGGTCTGAACCGTCTGCACCTAGTTTTGTCGCGCCCGCGCTGCCACCATGATACTTTGACGCGGTTTCTTTGGTTTTCTTCCAGTTTTTTTGAAATGATGAATTACCTTTTCTGGAACCACCTTTTCCAAATCCTAAAAACGAAAATCCTTTTTTACCTTTTTTGGCAATCCTTTCGAAGTCTTTGTCGACGTCTTTAAAGTCAGGGCGCGCGCGGACCTTTATATCAAGTGATTCGGATGACATTTAAAGCCTTAACTCTTTTTCAATTTTTTCTAATATTTCCTTTTTCTTATATTCTCCTTGCATCTGAATCTGTTCTTTCGAGAACCCGGCCTCTTCCGCTAGGATATTTGTCATTTGCGGGCTTATACTTTCCAGGAATTCGTTCGGGCTCATTTTCTCGACTTGTCTCTTTTCCGAAAGGAGGCGTGTGCGTTTCAGATACGTTTCTATATCTATCCTCGACATTGCTTCGATCAGAAATCGTTTCTGCTCGTGAAAAAGATTTCCGAGATTCGTGACTCCTTGTGGGAGTATCCGAAACTCTTTTATAAGAATGAAATCGAGAATGTTTTTCTCGTCTAAAATTGCCTCGTCTAGTGTCCCTATTTTTTTTTAACTCTGTCTGAAACCAGTTTTCTTTTTTCTTATATTCGTTAAAGAGTTTAACGACGAATTCTTTATCTCGTATCTCTTCGAAAGAATTAAATTGTATGGGAAAATTTTCTGGTATTTCTTTAATAACGTGGTTTAAAGTTGCAACCGCGATTAAGTATCCGTAAACAGAATTTGGTATTGATTCAAGGGATGCACCACTTAGACGCTTCGCAACCGCAATCTCAATGTCTAACTCTGAAGAAGGATCTGCAACTTCAGCTAGGAAGGAATAGTTTTCACCTTCGAATTTTACGTTTAGAAAGTAACGTTTTTCGGGTTCGAGAATTCTCATTCCTTCATAGTGAATGACTAAAAACTATCGGAAAATTGAAAAAATCAAAGATATACGATTTTAGGATTAGACTTTGATTTTTAAATTTTATAGACATAATCCAAATTGAATAAAATTCTTCAAAAGTGAATAATTTCTCACTTGCTTGAGAGAAATATACCAGTTACATTAAACTTGAAATATTTAAAAATCGATATAAAAGCCGACTAATAATAAATAAGGAACAAAATGAGTAATTCTTCTTCGATTCTTCCAATACAAGCTGCTGAATTAATTGGTAATAGAGACGGCAAAGTATTTTCTCTTCCACTTCTAGCATATAAAATTCAAGAAGACGTAGATCAACTAACATACATTGAAGCATTATCTTATGGTATCATAGGAAAAGGGAAAAATATGGATGAAGCTACCGAAGATTTTATCGAGACAATGAAATTATATATTCAAAAATTAGCATCTACTTCAAAAATAATTTCACTAACTCCTTCAGACCCAGAAAAAATTAATATATTCAAAGAATTATATTTAAAAGATAAATTAAGTAATCTTAAGTCGACTTCAAGTCTTTCAAGTATTGATACATTAAAAAAACTAGATCCTACTAATTTACAATTAGCAATTTAAGAATGCGATTAGAGGACTTTGTTGCAAAACTCATTTCTCTAGGATTTAGTGTTTCTCCTCTACCTCCTTACTCAATAGCTAAAGGAAACAAAAAATTTTGGATTTATATTGAAAAACAAATCTCAGAAAAAGAGATAGTTTATTTGCCGCTTTCCTTTTACAACGTCGATTACAAATTTACTGAAAGTCTTCTTTCTTCTTACGGAAGAACATTGAAACTTTCTGAAAGGTGGTGGGAAAATTAAAAGTGTTTAGTTAAACGCTTCCATCGGTTCCCAATCCACAAGTTCGAATTCAAGTTCCCGCGCTGACATCTCGTTGTTCACAAGACTAAATCCTTCCGTATTGACCGCACCGATTAATAGCCCGATACGTTTTCCGGATCTTTTATCTATTACAAGAATGTCATAGAGATCGTCCGCATGTTCGTCATTATACGTATCAATTTTCACTACTCCATCTTTTTGAGTTGTAAGAATATGAAACTCTCCTGAAGCAGTGCCTTGCCAATCGAGAGATTTGAGTCCTTTGGGTTTTCTAACTCCTAAAGCTTGAATTCTTTCGACGTGATTGTTTATATTTACTCGAATTGACTTCATAAAACCGACCGCTTGTCCGTTAATCTTTACTATTGCATCATTTCCGGTTAAAACGTTAGGGTTTGGTCTTGATCCTCTAGCCAAAATTAATTCTCCTTGCTAGCGCCGCGAATTACGTCCAATTGTAAAAGAAAGAACATGAAATTGATCGGAGTAACGATCAGTCCATTAGGGAACACGAAATAAACAACATCACCATCACGACGAATGTCAAAGTTTTCGTCAAAAGCGTCCTCACCCGTGTATATGTTCCGGGTAAGCCAACCGAATTGAGAGATATACACATTACGAAAACGTTGAGTGACTGCAGTACGAATGTCAGCATCCGTAAGGTTTGTTCCAAGAGCATTTGGATCAGTCGGAACTTCGCCAGTAAAAGTAACGTTAAGCCACTCCCGGAAATCTTTCACAAGCGCAAGAGCGGTACAAACCGTTGAAGCCTGGTTCTTGATTAAGTTCTCGGATTGGTAACTCGTTAAAGCGAATTCAATCTTAAAAGGTCCGTTATTTGGTTTTCTAGTAACAACAAGTCCACCAGCGCGAAGTATTTTCTTGATTTGCGTTTTGGAAAGTATTTCAGGTGCGTCTACAATGTTTAAGTCTTTGTAAGTCGCGGTTTCTCGAACGTTTCCGGACGCTTTAATCGCATTGTGTAAAACAGCAAGCATCCATCCAGGATAAGTTTTTAAAGTGATTCGATCAGAAGCGTAACGAGTAATTGGAGAAAACCCGAGGACCAGATACTCAGAGTTAGTCGCTTTTATATCATCGATTCTTTGATCGATCGTTCGGGCAAGATCAAGACCCGCGCCTCCGAAACGTTCGTCTGATCCTTCTGGAGAATTACCATTTGAGAGTTTGTCAGCTAGATAAAGACGAACGGTTTCAAGCGACGTGCAGACATTAACGTAGAATCCTTTTATGAGTTCTGTATCAAAAACCGTGTCGATCGCGTTAAGAAAGTCCGTTGCAGTTGCTGTCCCCGTTGCACCGCCATAAAGATACGAAAATGAAGCCATATCCGCACACGGTTTTCTTTGCGAACCCAATTCAATTTCGGCAAGTCCGTTTGTAAGGAAGAACGTTTCCTGCCAGTAAAGAAGTGATCGAAGTGTATACCCTGACTTTATATCTACTGCATCGACAGTTGAAATATAGTCTAAGGTTTTTGTTTTTCGATCTGGTTGAGAAAGTAAAATCGCCGAATATCCTGATTGAGAATTGATATATGCGACAAGTTCAGAAATCGTTTCATAATCTTTTACAGGAACGTTTAGATTGAGTGAACCATCCGTAGCCGATGTTCCAGATAGAACTACTCGAAGTGTAGTTTTGTCAAAGGTAAGGTTTGCAGTTTCTGCATTTCCAATGTACTGAATTCTAAATTCATTCGCTTCAATCGGAGCAGAACTTACGATACCATCTTTATCACCTATTTGAATTACGGTTCCGTTGTTTGTGATTCGAAATCGGATTTGATTTCCTTTCGGACCTGGTACTTGTGCTTTTATAATATTAGAAATTCCTGTTGTAATCGAAAGAACAGACACAGAAGCAGAAAGATTTCTAGAAACGTTTAAAGTTTTGATCGTCTGTGGACCGTTTGCAAAACGAGAATCTTTGGAAGGAGAAAATGAATTTATAACCGCATCCGTTAAATCTCCGGAACCGAGTACAGACCTTGCTTCGTCGGGTCCGCTAAATTCTAAAACGCGTTTTGAAATCGGTAACGAACTGTCATTTGAAAAATATCCATTATCTGCTGATCCGATGAGGACTAGAGTTGTGAAGTCCGGTGAAATCCCACCTGTTTGTGGCTTTGTTCGAAATGCACCCCTTGCACCCGGTTGAATATATCCTCGACCTAAAAACTCAACTTCACGCGCGCCCATTCACGGACTCCCAAACCTGTTCGTAGGAGCGGTTTGAAATTCCATTGAGTTCACGTAAGAAATATTCTCGAAACCGAGCAGAAATAGGTTTACCGGTTTCTTTTTCTTTTTTTAAAAGAAACTCGTTTGGAGTTTCTTTTCTCTGTTGAGAAAGATTTTTTGGATCTTTACCTTTGGGGTTTTCTTGTACCAAGTCTTGAATCCTCGAAACCGAAACGACCCTGAAACTTCGTTCGGCTCCGAGATAAACTTACATCGAACTTTTTGGTATCGGGAAATAAGAACGCAGGTTTTGTTCGAAAAATTGATTTGGTTTGTACAATTCGTACTCGAATCTCAAATCCCCAGAAAGGTTCTGCAAAATCTGTCGTAGTCAAATTTGATTCTGTATCTTCGGGAAGAAAAACACTTACACCCGGATGTAGTATTGGAAGATCGTTGGCAAGAAGTAAAGTAACGGCTAAAGAAGAATCATATAAAAATCGATTCGTAGTTCTTCCCGCGTTTCCAGTTACAAATCCGGTGATCACTACATCACTTTCGCAAGTAAATTGGAGCTGTTGAATATTTTTTTGTCTTGAGAAAGAATCAAGAAACGCTTTGGAAGGAAGTCGTTTTGATTCAGGAAGTTCTGCAATCGATTCCAAATATTCCAAAAAGGAATTTGAATTTTGAAAGTGATGCTCGTTTAATCCTAAAAATTGAGAGTGTTTTTCAGTCGCGCATTCAATTCCGATTTTCGGAAATTTTGAGTTAGAACCTTTTGTTGAAATACCTTGTTGATAGAGTGGATGACCGTGTTCTATAGGAACGGAAATGTTTCGTTCTTCAAGTCCCAAAAGTGGAAGACAGTTTCGAAAATAATCTACTACAGCGTCTTCGGGTGGAACTGGATATGTAAATAGTACCGCTCCTTTGTCTCTTCCGTCTTGTCGTCTTGTTTCTTCTTCGCGTAAGGAAATGTCCATATAAAAGAGTTAGTTAAATAATTTGAATCGGATGAATAGAAATCTTGTTTGGATTCTTGAATTTGAAAAAATTTGTAAAAATGAAAACTTCTCTCAAGGTTATAAGTTTTTTAATTTTACTATTCTCTTTAACGATTGTTTGCAAGAAGAACTCCAATCAAGAAATAACCAATATTGGTATAGTTAATTCTCGAAATGGAATTAAACTGTATTTCGAACCGAATTTGAATTCCGAGCCAACACATTTAGCGGTCACTTTCGGTGCTGTAATTAGTATAATAGAATCAATTCCACCCGAACCAAATCGAGGAGTTTGGACAAAAATAAGGTATCAAGACCGATCAGGGTGGGCATATATAATCAATGACAATATTCTTGTAACGCGTCTCATAGATAGCAATTTGTTTGCGAATAATTTAAAAGGTGTAACTGTTTATGTTTCACACACGACCGAATCCAAAAAATATAAGATTCTTCATTATGGTGAAAAAGTGCACCTCTTAACCCAAGGATTTCAAAATCCGGTGGATGCTAAGTTTTACAACATAGCAAAAATTGGAACGGAATATGGATTTGTTTTAGATGATGAATTTACTTCGGTTACATACACGAAAGAAGAATTAAATAAGGCTCCCTTTGTAGGAATGATTTATAGAGGATCTATTCATAATTGCAAAAGTTATTACAGCTCCGTTGTCCGATATAAAGGTGATGCTTGGGAAGAAAAATTCTATATTTCTAGAGAGAAATGCAGAAATAAAGAATATATACTTCTGTCTGAATCACTTCGGTATATAGGGAATCAAGCTGAATTCAAAATCCTGAATATGATAGACACGGCCACATATGAAACCGATTCTAATAAACATTTAGTAATAGGTCAATTTGGAATAGATGAATTACATTGCACTGGTCCAGAATTTACGAATACAGTATCTCTCATCGACATAAAAAAAGGTACAAAAACCAAAAATCCAGACGGAAGTATAGTTTTGGAAAACGGAATCTTGAAAACTTGGATTTTAGATCAAAAATCAAATAATATTATTGTGATTGATTCAAAAGATCAAAAATGTATTAGTCCATCTCCAGTTGATTAAACTTTTTTCTTTTTACTGAGTAATATACGAATCAAATCCTTTGTGTCCATTGCTACGGCACTTTTAAGCTGTTTAGATTTCAGAGCGCGATTTACGTCTTTTTTCACTCCACTAAAAACTTTTTGTGCCGGAATCGCAGGTTGAAAAAAGTCACGACTAAACTGGTTAACGACTACGAATTTTACAAACGATCTTTGGACAGTTCCGTTTTTGTAAATTTGTTCCCTAGCAAATACGTTTCCCCGTCCAGTCATCCCCGGATCTTGTCTGTACTTGTATCTGTTTCTTGTAACTTCCTTTCCGTGTGCGTTTGGTTCTTTGAAAGTTCCTGTTTTAATTAAAACCGAATTGATTTCGTTATGTTGAGGAGATACGGGAGTACCGTTTTCATTTTTTGTGATTGGAACAATCACATAAGGACCATGTGGGCCCATACGTGCCCGACTTCCACCGAGAAGGGCCGGACGCATATCGTAACGACCGCGTCCATTTTCAATCACCTTCATATAATTATACTTACCGCGATTAGGATGGAAAACTTGAAAACCTCCCGTAATTTTTTTAATTAAAATCCCCCCTCCCCCACCCGCTCGGTTCGACATAGCCATTCTTCCCCACCAAGCAGGTTTCGCGGACAGAACGTTATGACTCCAAGAGTTTTTAGCCTCGATCGCAATACGGTTTAAAAGATACTTCGTTCTTGGGAACTTGCCTTTTTCATAAAGTGATTCGTAAGATGACATTTTAAAAAACGGGGTGCATTACACCCCTTATTAAAAATCTTAATTAAAGAAATTTTATTTAAAGTCTTACGGGAACGTTTGTGAAGACTCTGAACTTCTCAGGAGCTAAAATTTGCAAAACGTTATATGCTTCTACAATGCCGTGTCTTGATCTAAAAGATCCTCCTGCACCATATGGGAAGAGTGTCTTTGTGAAGGGTAAAAGCTCAGAGAGTACTAAAGTTCTTGTTGAATCACTAGATGACTTCGAGTTGAAATCTCCTAAAATCATAATCGTAGTTCCGGGAAGATTCTCATTTAAATCTTGAATGATCGTACTCGCACCAAGCAAATTCCGATTCACCTCAGTCATATACAAAATCAAATTTGAATTTGGTGAAGTTTCTCTAAATACAACATAACGTGTTTCAGGAACTCCGCCGTTACCAGGAGTGATCGTAAGTTCCGATGCTCCACCATTTGGTATCGAAACTGATAATTCATTACAAGCTCCTGAAAAGTGCCTAAATGTTCCCGCACTCACGCGATATTTATAATTTCCAACGTAACTTCCTGTGAAAAGAGAATTGGGAACGCTTGCGATTGGATCAATAGATAACGATGGAGTTGGAGGGGCTTCCGTATCACTTGTGGCACCTTCCACCCAGTTCCCCGTCGCGTCTTTTCGCATCGGAACACCCCATTCATGACGGTCTAGCCAAATGTCGTCGTCAAACGCGATTATGTTGTCTTTTGCGTTTGAGTCAGCGATTCCGTAAACAATATTCGAAAGTGTTGTATTTCCGGGTGATTGGTTATTATTTTGAAGAACTACGTTATTTCCCAAACGATCGAAACTTTGATCGTAAAGAGCTTTTGTTGACGGGTGCATTTTTATATAGTTCACAAGTCCGAACGCTTTTGTTCTAATTTTGGACGAGTAATATTTGAACTGATCGATCGATGGTAAAGAACCCCTACAATCATGGAAATATTCTTTACCTAACGATTTAATTTGAGTTTCAAACCCATCCTGCTCGTTCTTATTGAGTTTTTTCTTCCCAAAGTAGTAACGACGCATTTGGTTTTCCATCCCACGTCTTAAAGCCGAGTTCGATTGAATGAGTTCTGGATCTTGTACGTTTTGAACGCTGTCAATGACTTTGTTGTAAGAGAATCCTTCCGCGATATAGTTTACCTCGTTATAAAGTCTCTCCATTTGAGCGTCACTAAATGAAGGTTCATCGGATTGGCCAATATTAGATATTCTGTACCAAGCTCCTCCATGTGATACATGACGATTGTACTCCGCTAGAGTCTGGGTAATCGTACGTCTTGGAATTTCTTTTAAGAATTTAAAGTCTTTGTCCGTGGAAACAAGAGCAACCTCAACTTTGTCGAGAAGTTGCATGGATAAAGTCGCACCCGAAGAGTTGAAGTCTACAAAGGGGGTTGCTCCATTATTTGCTGTGTTTGCTTGAAAACTTTTTTGGATTTCTAAGAGTTGATCTAAACTGTAAGGACCGACCATTATTTTCTTATCTCCTTGTATTCGTTTACAAATTTTGAAGCGCGTTCAGAAAGCTTCCAAGTAGATTGAAAATAGGAAACGTCTTCAAGCTGGCATTGACCCAATTCTATTCCTTTGATAAGAAGTCTTCCGATCTCTTCCCGATTTTGCATAGAAATTTGTCCTTCTATTGAAGAGTTTAAGGAAGACTTTGCGACATTAGAAAGAACCGGAGTTTTTTCCGAAAAAGAATTTTTAGAGAGATTTCCGAGTTCAGATTTTAATTTTTGAAACTCTTCTTTGAATTTTAAAGTTTCTTCGGAATAATCGAGAAGGTGTTCAATCGCAACGGCAAGAGTCTCTTGATTTGATTTCAAAATCTCTAATGTATTTTGAATGTTTAATAAATTCGCTTTTTCCTCTTCTTTTTTCTTTTCGTTTTCTTCGGAACCGTTTTCAGATTTTTGAATTTCGTCGGCTGTATCGTCAAAATACGCATCAACTACGTCGGATGCAAAATTCGTAGCTGATTCTTCACTGACTCCTTGAGCAATCGCCCATTCCTTGATTTTATCAGTGTCAGCAGTAATTGAACCTGCATCGAGTAAGGTTGTTACCTTGGATGCAAGTGATTGCAAATCGGGTTCTGTATCGCCCGATTTCAAAACATTGCTTATCGTTACGCGTTTTTTAAGTCGCGCGATAGCGTCCTTGAGCATTAGTTTTCCTCGTTTAATTTTAAAAAAATCATATCCGTTAAGTTTTCCAAGTCCTCACCTTCAACACAGAAATCGTTTTGAAGAATAGAACGCACCCATGCAGAACGAATTTCTTCTTCTTGTGTAATTCGATTTGCTATATCGGAGAAAATTAAATCGACGTATCTGTCTTGTGCTGCTAGATCGGATTGAAAAAGACGAGTAAAGAAATCAAGTCGTCTTTCAATTCTTGAAATTCGATCTTCGTCAAATAGAATTGGAGAAGATTCATTAACTAATAGTTCACTTTTTTCAAGATCCTTTAGAAAGATTGCACCCTTTAAAAGTTGAACTGAAGTGTCCGGGTTGATTACCTCTTGCAAAGGAGCAATTGCACATTTTTTTAAAAGTATCTTGCGAATTGTTTTTCCGGAATAATCTTGTGGTCTTGCAAATCCGGAAACGGAAGCTCCCCAACCGTTAAATCCAGCTTGGAGTCCTTTACGGATCTCTTCTGCGAATTTGTTACCTGGAAAAAGACTTCCAAGAATATACAACCCGTCTTCTTTGATTCCGAGATTTGAAGCAAAATCATCTTTGAATCCGATCTGAGTAGGTGAGCCAATGATTGCTTCGGTTTTTGCTTTTTGAAGTTCTACAAGTTTTGAACCCGTAAGGTTTCCGTTCGATTTTAAATCTCGGATCTCTTTATCAATGTGATCGGTTAAGTGATTATAGTCAAAATAACCTTGGGTCTTAAATGCCTCTTGCATTTCTTTGTCCGCATACGCAGACTTGAGAATAATCTCGCCTTGCCGGTCTTCTCGTTCGGAAGAAGCTTTCACCAATATTTTGATCGCGCCCGTTCTTTCTTCGGGGGATGCTTTGAGTATATTAAAGGGGTGTAAAAATACGGTTTCCTTCATGGAATCCGTATATCAAATTAAATGTAATCGGATCTTGATTTAGTGAATTTAATTCTTGTTATCGTCCTCTTTTGTTATAGAGTCCCCTTTAAGAAACTGATACACAGCTTGAAAGTAACTTTTATCATATACTTGAAAGAAATATCTATCTAACAATAAAAATGGATTTATGATCTTCGGAATTATTGCACGATACCCATATACATACAAATTTCCATTAACAAAGCGGCCCTTCATTGGAATACACATATAAAGAAGATTGTATAACTTACCTTCATCAATCTCAAAATTTGCCTGTATGTTATACTCTTGAGAATACTTCATTTTTTAAGAATCTGAATAAACTAAAATTACACTAAGCTGGCCTTTTGTCGAAGTTCCTGGATTCCAGTACACGCGGATTTGGTTCACTGATCGAAGAAAATCTATCGAATAACCTATATATATCCCTTCACTGTTCAAATCAATTCCAGACTCTTCTAAATAACGCCTTATATCTGTAGAATTTCCAATTGTTAAAGAAGAATTTCCATCGAAAGCATTTTCTATTTGAACATTAGTTTGTAATACAATCGAATTCGCATGTAAATTCTCGCACAAGTTATATGTTCCGAGAGGACTTGAAAAATCGAGCTCAATTCGTGAAACGTTTAACTTTTTTACGTTGTTATTTGATTGTATTTCGTCATTTGAAAATGGACCTAGAAAAGACATTAGTCTTTTGTAATTGTCACTAACCGAGTAGAAACACCGGTTTGACGAAAAGATTCTGATCCCATAAACGAATTATTAGGAAGCTGTCTCGAATCTCCTCCGACCTCATCGAGCCAATTTCTAAAATTTTTGGATTTGTTATCAGACCTAAAAAATGGACCCTCGGCCATAATCGAAACGAGTTTACCTCCTGGTTTTAAAAGATCATACGCGTGTTGAACATGGTCTATATCCTGACCTCTTTCAAATGGAGGATTCATTATAATTCGATCATATTTTTTTTCGTTATAGTCTAAAAAATTAGATCCTACAATTTTGTGGTCTTTTTCCTTTAGAATTTCTCGTAGACTATAATCGATTTCTATCGTATCCGGTTCTACTTTTTTGTTTCGAATCAAATCCGAAAGGTCTCCTTTCCCTGCCGAAGGTTCTAATACGTCCATTCCGGGTTGAATATCTGCCTCATCGATCATCGTTTTTCCTAAATTTTTTGGAGTTGGAAAAAATCCCGAAATCTTACTACCAATAAGATTTCTTTCTAATTTTTTAATTTTGATTTCTTGTTCTGTAGGTGCACCATTAGAATATTCTTGGATTAGTTTGAATAGATGACTTCCTGCTTCTTCTACATCTTGGGTAGTTTCAAACCCTAGCTTTAATAGTCTAAGACTATTATCATCCCTGTATTCGTTTATTTTTTTGTTCTTTAAATAAAGTTCATATTGTTTTCCATTTATTTCAATGACTTTATCAGATTTTGGGTTTGCAGGTTTTACGCACAGATGATTCGAGATTTTATATACTTTATTTTTAAGTTTATTTAATTTTTCAATTTCATTTAAGTCAGTCAAATTAATAAAATTGTCATATTTCGTTGGATCAGCATGAAATTTTAGAGCTTCTTTATATTCTTCTTTTGTAAGAAGACCTATCTTATTTGCCCAATGGATATTGTGACCATAAATTCCACCACTACTACTCAGTCTTATATCCTCGTCCGCACTAAAGAAGGATCTATCATTAAATTTGTTTATACGTACTTCTATTTTTTGTGGAAGTGGTAGAATTCGAGAATCTTTATTTCGATTTTCATTATACTTCTTGAAATACTTTACCAATGAAAGAAGAGCTTCAACATCGGATTTTGATTTAATTGTTTTTAAACTTTCCGGTAAAATTGCTTCTTCAATTTCTCGTGACATACCTTTAAGAATTGCCTGTATATCTCTTAACTTTTTTGCTTTCTCCATCATCGACGAGGCAATTCCAGATCTTCTTCTAGTAGGTCTTTGCATTGATATGGGTGGTTTCTCCATATGTTGAATTTGGGAGTTCATATCTTCCGCTAAATTACGGAATTTCGTAGCAAGAACGGTTCTCTTTAACGGATTTGAATCATCGAACTTTTTAGGTTCTATCTTCGCATTATATGTAAGAAGGGAATTTGAAATGTAGTTTCGAAGAACCTTTAATACAATTGAGGATTCCTTTACGGGAATTTTTGAAAGTGTATCACTGATCTGAGAGGCAATTTTCGGAGCAATCAAATTCTTTGATAATGAATCTCTAATTTGATCAAGATACTCCGAGTCTTTTACGGATAACGGTAATCCCTCGAACTCCTTGACAACCTTAACCAAAGAATTCGAATTAATTTCTGTGATTTGATTCGATTGAACATCATGTTCACCAACAGCGTTTTGATTCCCTCGCATCGCTTCGGATCTAGATTGTTTCGCTTCTTTTATCGTATTTGATACAATAGATCTAGTAATATTGTTCGATGTATTTGAATCTATTGATACGAATTTGTAGGAGTAGTTAAGTAGCTTGTTTAAAGAATCGATAGACTGAGAACTTTCGAAAAAATCTTTTGCTCTTAGTTCCTGTCCACTTAATTCTAAGGTATCTCTGATTTCAGTTCGTAGCTCTTCGAGTGTTTTTAAATTTTGAGGAATAAAAACAGGTTTTTTGAAAGTAATCAATTGCGGAGTCTTTGAATGATAGGAACTTTCTGGTTTTGAATTTTTAGAAAAACTTTCTTTCGTAAAAAGAAGCGGTTGATCTTCACTTGAGTTTAAAAGTTTCTGATTTTGGTTATTTGAATCTTTAGTTAAGAATTTTTCACTCTCTTGCTTATTTAAATCCAGGGGGTTTTTAATAACTGGAGCATTGATTAGAATCCAACGCTTATTTCCGGTTAGGTTTACCTTTTTCCAGACTGCTCCGTTCGCCCGATTGGAAATATGCCCTATCGGCAAGACTCGTGATTTAAGTATTTGAAGGGTGGACTTTACAGTTTCTTTGACAAGGGACATTCCCGAAAAGAATGAACTGACTTAGATTATCGGATTATGAGAAATTAATAGTTTGGAACAAAAATCAATCCCACTATTTAAAAGTGATTCTAGTTTTCTCTATTCTCGAAAAGTTGCATATATTTCGATATTTATAATATTCGTTCAAATGAAAGATTTAGTAGCTGCATTTCTGGAAAGATTCAAACACCCTATTTTATATTCTGTACTCACTTCGCTAGCAATTTGGAATTTTGATTTTATTTATCGTTTAGTTATCGCTCCTTTTCATATTCACGAAATGAATCCGGATTTAATCCTAAAAAACTTTGCAGATGAGCTTTCTGTGAACTCAAAGAATCGCGTTTGGTGTCCATTGATTAAAGGTTTTCTAATAGGAACATTCTTGCCCTCGATTGTAGATATTGGATATTCGACTTTGGTTTCGTATGCTATGAGTTTTAAAGAAATGGGGGTCCATTGGGGAGAAAGAGTCGCTTGGAGAAACAAAATTCATGATTCACGAGAAATATCATATGTTTTAGGACAAACATTAGAAAATTCTGAATATTTTCTAAAACAAGGAAAATTAAGTTCAGATGCAAAGGTTTATATTTTTCGATCGAAACCATATATTGAAAGATTTCGAGTTGTAAAACTAAATACTTTTAAAAGGGAAATCGAATATACTTCAAAAATTGAAGGTTCTTTAGGCATTGTCTATGATATTCTTCCTAATAATTTAGCATTAGTCGTTATGTCAGGATCAATTAAAGACACAAATCTTCTGAATAACTTTAAGGATATTGATAGAAATACGCGTTATTTAAAAGCTACACAAGACGGAATATTAACTACAATATCTGATGAGGAACAAAAATCAAAACAGAACGCAATTGCGATAATTGAACGAAATATGCAATCTATTAAGGAAATAAAATTTTTAACTCCTAGTCGTGAAATAACAACATATAGTTCTATTAAATTCAGACTATTTGGCGAAAGTTGAATATAGATTATTTTTTCTAACAATTCTTTAAAATTAAGAATACTAATTTAATAAAATTGAAGTATTCAAACTAATTCATTCCATATAACTCGAAGCCGATGGACTCCATTTAAAAGACACTTGCGTATTGGCTTTTACTTGCCCAGGACTAAGTTCATCTACAACATCCGTAATATACCCGAATGTCAAAATCTCATCCACAAAAAACCCATACTCTTTTTTTGGAGTTGCAACTATCTGAAACGGCATTCCGGGCCGAATTGGAAAAAACGGAAGATCAAACGATCCGTTCGCAATTTTTAACTCATCCAAATTACAAAAGATAGAAAATAAAATATCTCGGATCTTGGATAACTCGCCTTTGTAATTCGCCTTTTTACTTGAGTTTAAATTCTCTTCTTTGAAAACAAGGCCCGGAATTTTTACATGAAGAAGCCTGGGTCCAAAAATAGAGCGAATCCGGTCTTCGTATTTTGGTTCAGAAAGAACGGTCCCAAACGATTGGAACGTATTTTGAATAACGTGAACCCCCGAAACGACTTCTTCTTCTGATTCTTCAACTTTGAAATTTTTTAGATCGTCTATTAGAAAAACATATCCCGCGTCAATCCATTCACGGTATTTACCTTCATTCGAGAAATAATAAAACGGAGTCGGACGAAAGATCACTTTAGATTCATATCTTCCAACCTCATATTCTTCGATATTGTCAGACCCAATTTCACCAAAAGAAACCCCTTTTCCGAAATGATCTTCAATTTCAAAAGATTCCAACGGATCTACAAAAAGTTCGTAGAGTGGTTCACAAAGATACGAACGAAGAATTTCCCAAAAGTTAACATACTGCCCGATTGAAAAAGAAGATAGAATTTGTGATTCATATACAAAATGTTCGGTGTATGCTTTTTTTGGAGGAAGAAGGGTAAGAAGCGCATCCGAATCTTGTTCTGAGGTAGGACAAAGAATTTTTTTGTCCGCATACCTTGAAACGTTTAAGAGCTTACAAAAAAACTCATCCCAAAAATTCTTTAGAAGGTCAGAAAGCTGGCCTTGCAAAAAAACTTTCGCTGCACTCGTTATAACACCTGCGTAAGATTCTTGAGTACGGGCCTGCGGTTCTCCTTCGGTTCTTTGAAAATCTAAGAAAAAGTCTGTTTCAGAAAGAATGGTTTCGATGGAAGAGATACTTACAGAAACAAAACTTTTTCCGTCTGGAGAATGTTCACGACTCGCCGTTTTCACTTTACCAGCATTCAGTTTTTTGAATCTAACTTCTTTTGTTTTGGCGGGTGAGTTGTCATAAAACAAAAAGACGATACTTCGAACCCTGAAAATATCTTTAAAACGTAACGATACACCGTCTTTGATTTCAGAAAGAGAAAGCGGATCTCCTTCACCTGTTTGAACTAAATACTCTTCTTGGTAGGGAATAGAAAGAGCGATTCCACCACGCCCAGCAGTCAAAGACCTGTGAGACCGGATATGAGAAACATATTCGACAGGGAAAAAGATACTTTTAGAAGAACCGGGAAGTCGGATCTCAATCGCAATCCTTTTTGGTGGGCTTGAAGTATCAGTACGTTTCGATATGGATAAAACTTCGTCAAAAGATTGTTTAGAAAACACAGAACATAATATATTCAAAATCGGTTATATCGGTGGACCCGATTTTGAAGGTGGAAGCGATCCAGGATTATAAGTATGCCCATGTGAATTAAATTCCTTCCCGGAAGAAATAAGTCCTTCAACCGATTCGATTTTTCCGGTCGCTTTTAAATTCCCAGTGATCTCAACGTCGGCTTCAATTATAAGTTTCGAAAGATTGAATTTTCCTTCTCCTGATTGAAAGTCCAGTTCGAAAACAATTGATTGTGTCCTGTCATATACTTCAAGTTTGTCTGTCGTTTGTCGAATACAGTAACCGGATTTGTGAAAATCAACTATATCCGTTTCAAGATCTAAAAACGAAAACTTTTCAGAGAACTGAGTGAGGTTAGAAAGATCCGAGTCTTTGGTTGCGAATGGAAAAACTTGAGTAATAATCGGACTTCTGTATGAACCTCCAATAAACTCTACAAAAACAAGTTGGTCTTTTTGGATGCCAAAAGCTCTTCCATGCGCGTTACCGTTCGAGGAAAGTCCAGGGCCGAGAGTTCGAACATTTTTGAAAATTTCTCCAAACGTAGTAAGTACATCCACACGAAACCGAGGAAGAACCTGAGTCACACGTGCAATCACTCCAGGCGCAATTCGAGAATCAGGGGATTGCGGTCTTTCCTGCCAATCAAAAGAATCGTTTGAGAAATTACTCATACCGACAAAATAACACTCCCGCCCGAAATGGATTCGATTCTAAATTGGAATAAAAGATTGTCTGCGTCTTCTACAACTCCTAAAAAGTTCGCACTTTTTATTCTAGGATCGGAACGAAATTGATTTAAGAAATCTTGAATGTAATTTTTTTGAAGAATCTCGTCAGTAAAAACACCTAAAGGGATCGGATTCCCAAGATTCAAATCCTGGATTAAAGAACCCTTAGAAACATCTGTTAAATCTAGTTTTTCATTAACTAAAGTTTCATCTCCTTCTACTAGTGCAAAATCACCAGTTGGTGAAACTTCGATTCCACGATTTGAATTAAGACGGATGTCAGAACCAAGAAGTGCAATTTCCAAATCTCTCCGACTTGGGTCTTCTGGAAGTGTTGTGAATACGTTTGTATGGGTTCCAAACGGAATTCGAATTGCACGCTTTAAAGGAAGAGAACTGTCCTGAACGTTATTGTATCTTGCAAGTGCTTGACCAAGTTTTAGATCACCTAACTTTTTTTTGGCGATACTTTCCCATGTGTCACCGGAGGAAGGTGAAAATAAAGAAAATTCATTGTCTGTAGATGCAAAATTCAGTGCCGCTTTTGTTTCGTTTAAGATTTCAAGACCCGTAAACGCATATTTGTAAATGTCGTTGTCTATCCACAGACTCAAATCCGCGTTAGGTTGCAAACTCATTGCCTCGATGGAACCCGAACTATCTACAGCTATGAGCAATTGAGGAATAAGAGAAATGAGAACTTGGCACTGTGTAACCGAGGAATCTAGATTTTGTCGAAACTCTGCTTCATTGGATCTTGCTTTTCTATTTGCTTGATCGATTTTTTCTGAGATTTCTTCCTCCTGAAACCCACGTCGTTTTGTTTTTATTCCAAGATCTTCTTTTGCACTTTCAAATGTTTTTCGTGCAAGCCTACCTTGAGAATCAAACTGATCTTTCATTCTCTCCCAAGAAGTAGAAAGACGTTTTACTCCTGAACTAAAAACCTTTATACCGTTCGAAACCCCAAGGAGTGCACCGGAAATTTGGAGAGGAAGATTCACAAGATTTTCCAGTTCGTTTAAAAGTCCGGATATTGTGCGAAATGGATTAAACCCCGATCTAACGAGTTGTCCTGTTATCCTGGATTCAAGTTCTTTCACGACTACGAGATTTAAGGAATATTTGTAAGTATTTGTGTCTGAAACGGACCTCGAAATCGTAAATCCGTTCCCAGGAACAACAACCTCAACAGTGCGCCCACGATCATAGTCCCGGAAAACAAACGCGTGCGTTTTCCAAGTAAGTCTTTTTTCAGAAAAGAGTTTTGTAATCTCACTTGCTTGCAAATCGGTGGATGAATACTCCACTCTCTCAAGACCTCTTGCAAAGTGCAGGAAGAACATAAAGTCTTGAAACTCACCTAGACCAGAGCGAAAATCACCTCCTGAAAGACTCAAATAACTACTACGTATCTTGTCATAGTAAGAAGTGAGTTTATTTTTTAAAATCGCCTTACCTGCGGAGAAAGCGGATTGTACAAAACCCGAACCGGAATCTCCTGGAACTACAGACTTCGGTTTTTGAGGAAGTCCTAAATGGTAGATATGAAATTCACCTTCTAACTTTATATCGTGGTTATCGGGTCCATAATCAATTACGACAACACCGCCAAATGTTTTTTCAATATTGGTTCTGTTTTTGAAATTCTCCGTATACGAGAGAGGTCCATTTACAAAAAAATATTCACTTGAGTTTAAGGAGTTATGAGAATAAAAACCGTTTTTTGATTTTTCATAAAACGCAAAAGAGAAAACGTTCTGTGGTTCATAGGTAGGTGCAAGGCTTCCAGAAAATGCGTTACTCGTTACCGAGTTAAAACCGGATTTAGCAATATCTAAAACGCCCACGTATGTGAATGTAAGTAAGAATCCGGTATCGGAGGATTTTCCGATTCTTTATTCAATTTTATCTTTCAGAGTGTGGCTTTACCTTACGTACCGAAAACTGAACTTGAATACAGACTTGCAATTCAAAACTTCCTTGTCGCTTCTAACTCCAAACTTTCAAACTTCAATCCAGGTTCTCGTATTTCCACTTGGATTTCAGCAATCGCCTCAGTCTTAGCTGAAGGAGACCTACGCACTAAAAACGGTTTTGAATACTCAATTATCGAAGGTATGTATTCCGTTTTGGGATACTCGCGTCTCCCAGGTCTCAAATCCGTCGGGATAGTTCGAATCGAACACCAGGGGCATACTGAAAATGTTACGTTAGGCGTATTTACTCTTGATCTTTTTGGACTTGTCTTTGAATCAGTCGCACCTGTTACAATTGCAGTCGGTGAAACATATGTAGAAATCGAACTAAGAGCAAAAGAACCCGGAACCGATTTTAATATCCGAAGACTTTCGCTTAACACAAGCGAAGGTCTTGGTACCGTAAATATTGAGCTACCTCCAAATACTCGAATCTGGAATCCGTCAGACTTTGCAGGTGGAACCAATAAAGAAACAGAGGAAAGCAGACTCAAACGGTTTCGAAACTTCATAATTTCTTTGGGTCGTTCTACCCCTCTTGGGATATATACCGCTGTCGTTTCTCTTTCCGGTATCGCTGGTGTACAACTTATAACAAATCGAAATCCGTATTCCAATGAAATCGAATTTGGTTGGATAAATCTTTATGTATCAGATGGGACTTCGAATCCGCCTCAAACACTTCTTGATCTGGTAAAAAAAACTGTCGAGGGTGACCTTTCTGATCCTGAGAATTTTCCTGGGTATTCAGCGGCCGGGACACAAGTATGCGTTTTTAAAATTCCTGTGATCGGGATCACGGTAAGATTTGAACTCGATCTTTTTTCAAACTCCCTTCTTTCATTCGAAGATGCTTTGTCGATTGCAACAAATGCAATCACGACATATTTGAATACTCTTGCGGTCGGATTCGATGTTTTGTTAAAACAAGTAGAAGCAACCATTCTTAAATCTCACCCGGACTTTTACAAAGTTCGTATATTAGAATATTATGGTAAATTTGCAACCGATCCGGTTCCAGGACCTCTTCCTCCTCTTACGGACATTTCCATCCCATCAACGCATCTTCCGAGAACGGGCGGAACATCCGGAGGTATGATTTCAGGAACCATTTCAAAGGTTGACCCTACATGACCGAGAACAAACTTCTTTTAAGGCTTCCACAGTTTAACGAAACCGATCCCGTCTTTAAACAGTTATTCGGAGACAAAGAAAGACCCGAACTTTCACCTGTAACAAATATCAATGATATTAATGTTGGAGCGACATACAATTCTATCGAATGGCATTTAAGATACCAAGAACTTGCCACTCGCTGTGCGGTTCTCTCCGAAGCAGAAGGACATTTTCTTCGCAAGTGGGCGGAATTTTTAGGTATTGAAAGGCCTCCCGGTATGTCAGACACGGAATTTGTCGGTTACATTCTCGGATACGTTCTTTCAAACGAACCGACTATCACAAAAATAGCAGGTCTTTTTCCTCGTCCTGACTTCGCGGTTCTTCGATGTGACGAACTTGGGTTTTCGAGTGATGTATCCGCAACCGATGTAGGTCTTACCCTTCCCGGTCCCGGAACAAAATCCGTATCCGCTATTATTACACCCGATCGATTGGTAAGTTATATCATCACAGATGATCTCTCGAAATTTACAAACCTACTTCTTACCGAACTAAATAGAATTCTTGCAGCGGGAACCGCTATATACATTGGAGAAAAAGAACATGCCTGAAACTTTAATACCGATTTCAAACAACGAAATTAAAGTCTATTATCAAAACCAGTTTCAAAAAGTTACTGCAGAAGATATAAATAGACTTTCCGGTGCAGAAACCTCCCACTCGATTGTTCCCGCACTTCTTACATCCATCCTTGCAAGTATAGGAAGAGTGTCCGAAACCGCAATTGGGTTTGAAATTAGTTTAGAAAACTTGAATACAATACGGGTAAGTTCTGGTATTATTATTCGAACCGATTCTGTGTATATCGTTCCAGAACTTCTTATTACACCGAGTCCTGGATCTCTCGAAGGAATCTTAGAAATTGAACTCATGTCTTCCTTCACTGATACAAAAGCGGTTCCACTTTTTAATACTGTCACAGAAAGATTTTCACCTCAACCACGGCCAACACGGAAAACGTTTTCTTCTCAAGTTTTCGAACAGTGGTCGTCTACTTCAGGTCTTCCACCGGTGACACAAAACAGGCTCGGTCTTTTATCATATCGGAAAGCTTCTATAAATGGTCCGGTCTTATCACTTTCTCGAATTCTTCCGGTATATGATCCGAAACTAATCGGAATCGATGTCGATTTAGATCCGGGAATTTTAGAGAATGATTCTCTTGCGGATGCAATTAACTGGATTTATAATCATCTTCAGAACAAAGACTTTATAAAAACAACTCCCTCACCCGGATTCGATGACGCAAACTTTCGTGTAAGGACTCAAGGCAACTTCGCGTTTTGGAGTAAAGATAACGGAGGCTCCTGGTTCCCTTTCGCATAACCCCGCCGGTCGGCCCGGCCTCACCTGTTCCAGGTGCAGGTGGTCACTGGGCGGGGAATCTTGGTTCTAATCGTTACGACGTTTTTCCATCGGGTGCATACATGGTTGGGGACTACTGGCACGTAGTCGATGCTCATATTGATTACACAACAACAGTCACAGATTGTAACGTATGTGGTAGTACAAACTCTTGTCACCAAAAAGGACCTTGGTTTGATTGCCTTCCTTGTCCTAACGGATATTCACGGTCTGTCAGTATAGGAGTATGTTGGGTTGGCGGATCTGGGTTTGTGTGGTGTTGTACGGTCACATGTTGTCTTAATACATGCAATACTTGCAATATTCCAAATTGGTATACTCGCTATCGTGTTTTTAAATACGAGTTTTTTCAGTGGAAACCAGTACAGACTTACCAGATTCCGGGAAGATATTTGAGTTAGAACTTGCAAAATGAAAAACAAGAAACGAAATTTTCTAACGAAAGACTTTCCACCTGTTTATCCTGTTCTCTGATTATAAAAACATTTCTTTTAGAAAGGTGTTCTGTGTGTGGATGTTTTGTCAGACTAAAAACAAAAATTAAATCTGAATCTTGCCCGATTTCAAAATGGAGTAAAGAGTAAAAGAATATGACATGCTGTGGAGGAAAAAGCACATTGAATCAGGATTTAATTTTACAACAAATCGGGCAGTTAAGCCAAATCGCACGGAACAAAGGTAAAAACGAAGAAGAAGCGGCCAAGGATGCGTTTCGATTCGTCAAAGGACTTCTCACAAAGTCCACAGAGGTTTCAAAAAAATACTCTAGTTTAAACAAGGAACTGATCTTTCACCAAATGTCTTCACAGGCATTTTCTCTCTATCACACAATCGACAACCAAGAAGAGATTTTAGAAACAGTCACAAAGTCCATTTCTGAATATGCAGAGATGAGTAAAAAACTTTCGGAAGAATTCGCAGTATGACTCACTCTCTTTTAGAAAAATTTCTCTTTCCAGTAAAGTTTCTAAAATCCGGTTTTTTTTTAAACGTTTCCTTCTATTTCTATAAAAGAACGAAATTTATTTTTCGTAATTACTGGTCCTTCATCTTTAAAAGAATTCCACTTTTTACAGTAAGTGTAGTTAAAAGAAACGAGAATAGACCCTTTGATTCGATACGAATAGTTGTTTTTGGTTTTGAGTTGGTGGTTCTATTTTACAAGAAGTGAGACGTATTCACAGTCAAGGGTCTAACCCTTGACTGTGTTGAATAAATTTTTCATAGTCTCCGAGTAAGTTCTCTTTTATCACAAATTCTAATAGTCTGTCTCGATCAATGTAAATTCTGTCTACACTCTGCAAAATTTCGTCAAAGACTCTGTGACTGAGTCTCTGAAAATAGAGTCCTTCGGTTAATAGCGCACGGATTCTTAATACTTCCGGATGATGTCTGAAAGGATCGTTCAAAAGATATTCTCCTAACTTCGAAAATACCTCTGAATGCAGTATCGGTTATGCTGCAATCTTGGATTTTATAACGTTTGAAAGTTCGATTGCCTCATCGATGTCAAAAAGAAAGGATCTTGCAAAAAGCATCGGAATGCTCGAATCGTCTTCTATCTCTTTTAATTTATTTTGAATTGAATTCTTAATCAAAGTAAGGTCTTGAATAATGACACCTAGTTTTCCAAGAACCGCGACCGAATCCACTCCCTTGTCAGAAGTGAGTGCAAGAGATGCCGCAAGTTCTTTTGTTACATCCGGAGAAAGAGACGTTATGTTGTCGCCTAAAACTCTGTTATATGTTTTCATTAGGTTCTCGACCATGATTTCTAGCATTTTCTTATTTGCGCTTGCTTTCTCTTTTGATCCGATCGTTCTTAACGCTTCTTTTTGTACACTCGTCGCAACCGTTTCAAAATCAAAATTTTCAAACTCACCGGACTGTAGTTCCTTGATATATCCTTGTAAAACACTCGGACCACGACTTCCGTATTTCGCCCTATTTTCTTGATACCACCGAAACGCTTTGATTTGCATCGTTGAATTCGGTTTGTCGTCATCTTTACAAAAATTTCCAATCACTTCGGCGATACCCAAAGGTAGAGAACGGTCCTTTTTGTGAATGAGCCTGAAAAGTTCTGGTGTAAGATTATTTAAGGAAAGTCGTTTTTGAATATCACCTATCTTGATTCCTAGTTCTTCTGAGATTCTTTTTATATCCCATCCGTCTTTGATGAGCTTTCCGTAAGCGATTGCCTCATCAGTTGCAAGAACGTTTCGTCTGTGATTCTCTGAAATCTGTGCGGCAAGACGTGAATTGTCGTCGGCAAATTCTTTTGTTACAACAGGGATTTTGAAATTCGAATGAAGTTTTCCTTCACTGATAAGTTCTTTGACTGCTTCGAAACGGTGATGCCCTGCAACTACTGTCCATTGACCATCTTTAAAATCGACAGTCATAGGAAAAGATGGGTCGTATCCATTTTTATAAATCTTTTGTTTGAGTGAATCAATTTGAGTGCGGTCGTAGTCCTCCTTTGCCGTGTATTGCCCTACTACACGTATTTTTGAAAAAGGAAGACTTGTCGGATTTGTATGTCCTTTTTTAGGACGTTCTATCTTTTTACTTTTTGATCTTTTTTGCTTTTTTGGTATTTCATTTTTTGATTCTTTCTTTGTGTCTGAAACAATCTTCCAACCTTCAAATGTTTTCTCGTGATAATATCCGTCATCCCAAAGATTCTTTGTTCCGACCGGGTCCGCATTTTGGCCAAGATCGGCTTTTCGTATAAATCGGAGTTCGCTATTCGATTTTTCTATCGCTTTTCGTATTTCAAATAGATTCGACTTCCTTTCTTCTTTTTCACTGAAAGGTAAAAAGGTTTTAAACGGACTGTACTTATAAACCTCATAGTCAGACTTCCTGTTTTCTAAAAGTCCAGGGAGAGAGTTTAGAGATTCTTTTAACAAAAAAAGGTTTGATTTTATAAATTCTATTTTAGGATCTTTTAATTCACTTTTTGTGTTTCCAGATTCAAGCCATTCCTTAAATTGAGTGTCGGTCCCTGATCTATACGAACCTTTTTTGTTCTTGATTGTGTTTGGAATTTTTTGGACTCTAATATGCTTTTTTTTGTAGTTACCCGCTTTTACCTGAGAGAGGTTAGATTCACTTTTTAAAATATTTGAGAATGGACTTAAAAAAACAGATTTGTCAGTACGAATCTTTTCCTCGTCTCTATTTTCTTCTTTTTGGAATTTACTTCTTTGGATTAAGAAGTCTGAAAGAAAATTTGCACCTAACGCGCGAAACTCTTTAGCAAGTTTTAATCCTGCATTTGGATTTAATTCCTTTTTCGAATTTCGTAAAACTAGTAATAAACCGTTTCGAGAAAGTGTATTTAGTTCATATTCTTGCCAGTTCTCTAAATCTTCATCCATGGCCCATACTTGCCAGTCTGGGTTTTCTTTTGACATAGCCAGATGAACTTTATCAAGAATCCTCTCTGCAAGTTCTTTTGTTATATCTGCTTTTTCTAAAACCTCCACGTTTTGTAATTTCCTTATCCTCTATCTATCCTGATTAGGTGTTACAATTTCTAGATTCGTTTTTTCTTCTCTAAATTCGTAAATTGCTTTTGTCAAAGCCTGTTTTTGATCTTGATCCAGTGAGCGTACAAATCCTTTGAAACTTCCCGCTTGGAACGTTGTTCCGTATGGTAAAATCAAAACGACTGGATTGACTTTGTGTAAGATTCGAAACGGTTTTACGACACTTTCTTCGATTTGTTTTACAAAGATCGTTGGATCTTTAATCTTTTCTAAATTAAAATGAAGAATCATCATTTGACCCGGAACCTCGGTTCTAAACTTGACTTTGTGCTTCCAAGTAGTGAATGCAAGTTTTAGCATTCCGAAAATGTATTTCGGAAATACAAAAGTAAGTCTCCCCCTATGAATCCATACCGCCAAATAGTAGGTTATGATTTTATGAGTTTGAGTTCTTTCAAAGTATCGTTTGAAATTCTTAATTTTTTGAAAAAGGGTATATAACATTTCTCTTACTCTCCTTGAATCCCTCGAGTGTTTAGATTTGAAATCGATTTCATTTTGAAAATCTTAGGTTTGTCACGGTCCTCACCGGAACCACCTTCAATAAAACCGTTTATACGAAACGTCGGGTGATAGTCATAGATTACAGAATAACCGTTTCGAGGTTTATCAGTTATCCATTTGATTTTTGAATCTCCAAACAAAATAAAGTCTTCGTCTTTTTTGTGCGTGATTAGTCCCTTTTTTCCTTTTGAAAATATACAGTCTAAATTCATAATTGGTGAATACGAAAGTATGTCATAGTTTCCTGGTTGATATGGGATATACTCTGAATGTCTTAGGGTGGATACAAGAAAGGTTAAAAGGTCTCCTTCCCCAAGTTTGTATCCTCCTCCAATGACCGCCATGAGTTCGCCTTCTTGAAATGTAATTTGGCTACGATCAAAAATTTTTCGTGCATCCGAATCTACTCGGAACGTTTTGTAGGCGACTTTTACCGGATGCTGAAATTTGAGTTTGAGACGAAAAAGTCCGTTTGTTCGTTTTGGAAATACTACACTTTTAAACGTAAACCCTGAAAACTCAACTTCCTCGGGCTCGCTATCTTGCGGTATGTGAAAGACTTCTTCCACTCCTGTAATCGCACCGAGTGGTAGTTTCGGGAATAGAACGTATTCATTTTCTCCATATCCTTCAACCGTTAGTGTCTCTTCCATCTTCACTTTGTATTTAAGAAGTACACTATTCCAGAATTTTAAGTCTTCTTCGACTTCGAAAAATTCGTCATGAATTCGTTTAACTGTGAGCGGTTTGAAGGTTTCTCTTGAAATGAGAGTTGCCGAAACAATTTCCGAAATCGGAGCGTAACGCGTATATATTTTGTTCCTCTCGACTTTGTAAGCCATTTCCTCAGATATTTCCAACTCATCTTGAAAAGTTCTAACAAGTCCATCAAAACAAAATTTACAATCAGGTACTCGTTCTTCTTGCGGGCAAGGACAGGGAGTAAGTCTGTACCAAATTGCTGACTCGCCTCTTCTATCTATCATCTCCTCATTTGTTAACGGAGTGAGTACATTAGGTTTTGTTGTAATTGAAAAGGGGGTAGAACCCCCTAACCCCGATTTTCTCATAGTTTTTGAAGGTGTGTTGCTTGGACTACAAACTCAGAACGTTTTTTGTCATATCCTCTTCTAAGTTCGAAAGTGACCGTGAGTCCTGACTTTAAGTGTTCATCTTTGATGTCAGAATACTTTGCATTAAAAAAGTAATCTTTACTGTCTGATGTGACAAAGCCATAACCGCCTTTATTTTCTCTACGATCCCAAGGGACGTATTTCTTGATGGTTCCGATTAAAAAATCTTGAGTGTTTTGTTTTTCCAACTTATATAATTTGCGAGCCACTCCTCAGAAGATTCCGAGTTACTGCTACACGTGGGTTCCTCCCAGACCCCGTTTAAAAATACATCCGCTTTCGTTATCGGGCCGTATTTTCTTTCAAGTGTTATACGTTCTTCGTTGGCTTCTTCATTTTGTCTGTAACGTTCATCTGTTATGAGTCTTTGTTTTGCGTCTCGAATTCTTCCCTCCCGAAAGATTTCTGAGATTTCATCTTCCTCTTCGTTTTCTATTTCGTGTTCGTATTCCTCGTATTCATGTCCACAGTTTGGATGTGCTGGGCAACAAAACCAGTATTCGCTAAACTTTCGGTTTGCATTATTTTTACCCGGCCATACGGCTATATTCGTAACGGGATCGCCCTCAAACCTGTCCCCTTCTAGAAAAGACAGTCCAAGACTCTGCATATATTTTTTGTTATGTAAATGTTCTTCAGAAGGAAAGACGCGCGCAATTTGTAAGGCGAATTCTTTACACCTCTCACAAGTGAGGGGTTTGTGATTTTCTTCGTTCAAGTGTAAGAACCACCCGCAAAACGTACATACGTCGCGGAAGGTTTTTCATTTGCGAGATAGAGGAGCTTTCCGTTATTAAAATTAATTTGAACTTCAGTAAATGCGAATCGTGTCATATCCCGATTTAGATGATCGGTTACGAGTTTTTCGTAACGTTTTTCCCTACGGCTTCTCAAAGAATCCGAAATCCCGACTTCAAATAGTCCTAATGCTTCTTTAATTTCATCGTCATCGGGTGAGATCATTAGAGATCGGATTTCTTCTTCGGTTGCGTTACGTGACAGAGCTTCCGCGATCTGTCTACGATACATTTTTGTTATAAGCTCATATACTTTTCCTTTTCGTTCTCCATTCTTGTTATATATCGCAAGCCACTTAGCACCCTGGCCTTGTGCATATAGTAGGGAATACGTCTGTTCTTTTGTGAGTCCAATTTCTTCTTGTAAGAGATTTATATCTTTAAGACCGGGTAAGTTGTGTGCAATTGCAGTTTCCGAAAACTCAGGTAGAGTCATTTCTTTTAACTCGTCTTCTTTGACTCCATGCCCGAGTAAATACTCTGCAACATATCCGAGTATAGAGGCTTTTTCTCTTTCTTGAATATAGATCCGGTTCCAGTCTTGTGTTAAAAAATCAAAGATTTCCTGATCAGCAGTTTCTAATTCTTCGCGTCTGACTACTTCCTCGGAAAATTCAAGGACTCCTGTTTGTTTTCTTAGATACGTGTAATCCTTTCCAAATTCCGGTGTGACGTTTATCATTCTTGGTATATACCGAGACCTAACAAGTAATTCACCAAAAAACTTTCTTCTTAACTCACCAAAGACTTCCGACCATAGAGTTTTTTGGATTCTAAAATGTATCCCATTCTTAGGATCACCCAAAAAAGAATATTGAAGTGAAAGAAAGTAATATAACCACGCGTAGGTTAGTTCCCGAACCGCGCGGTATTCTGACAAAGGTGATTCCCTTTTCAATTTGAAATCCTTTTACTTCTCCGATTCAAAGAGTAGTTTCTCAGACTTCCAAAAAAGAATGTGTAATACTGTATCCCTAGAGTTTTGATTCTCTATTGCAGAACTTACCGAATCAAAGAGGACTTGTCTTACTTGTGAGGAAAGTTTTAAAATTCGATTCGAAAACTCAGTATCTTTTTCAGGAGAACTTTTAAGTACTCCTTTTTCACGGAGTAATTTACTCGCTTTCGTCAAAACTAAATATAAAACCGTATCTCGGTTTTCTGTATTCACAAAAGCCGAATACAAAGAATCAAAAAGAGTTTGTTTCGATATTTCGTCTAACGCTAATACTTCTTCTGTAAATTCAAGTTCTTTTGTGCTTTTTTGATTTTTTGTTTCTTCTTTTATGTTTGGATTTTCATTTGTAACCTTTTCGGTTTCTTGCATGGTTTTTCCTCGTTTTTTGTTTTTTAAAACTACGAGGATTTTAGGAATCGGAGTTTAATTTTTGTAGCGATCCGAATTGATTCCGAAACGGGTTAGTCTTTCTCTCCTAAGTGTTTCAAGACCTTTTGGTCTTTGTTCTATTTCTCTTTTTATTTTTTCAAGAGACGTTGTTACGACTTGATGTTTTTTAGTAACTACTCTTAACGCAAAATACCTAAGTGCGTCCATCGCATGATCGTAATTTTTGATTGGAACTTCCTTTGCGTTTTTGTTATCCTTCGGTTCTTCCCAAGAGTAGACTGAAAATTCTTCGATTGTATGAACACAGCTACGAAAGATTCTAAGTTTGATTCCTTGCTCTGCTTCGATGAGCCGTATCACTGCTTGTATTCCGGTAGTTACATCCTTGTCAGCGGCTATCGTTAAAAATCCATTTTCTGCAAGTGTCGCTCGGTCTTCGGCGTCATGATCGGCTGTTAAAAAGAGATTTGGTTTTCGTTTTGTTTTTAAAAATTCACAGTGAGCGCGTACCGTTTTTTCGGGTAGATAATACTCATCTGCAAGATACCAAGTTTCATTTGATTTATCCAAAAAGAACCAAAGAAATACAAAGGGGTTTGTGTATCCAAAGTCAACGGCTCCAGCACAGTCCCAAACCTCGGGAATCGAAAAAGGTTCGACGATCGCGGATTCAAACTTAGGATATACAAGCCCTTGAACATCTACCCATTGGCCTTTGTAAAGTCGGTCTCTTTCGATCCCTGTAAGCTCATCGAGCATCTGTTTATATTCATCGCTTATATAAGGGTTATCAAGTGGCGTCCAGTGCCTTCTACTCATCCTTGCGATTCTATGAAGTGGTAACGCTTTACCTGTTTCTGGATCTTGTCTTAGTACAAAGTATTTAAATATCCAGTGGAACCGGTTACGAGGGTTACAATCTACAATCAGTTTATTCGTTAAGTCTTCTCTTACATATGAAAGTCTAGTTTTGATTTTTTGAAACGTAGCATAAGAGATTTGAGTCGCTTCATTGACAAAGATCGTATTGTACTCGGTGCCCATAATCTTCTCTACACGATCGGAGTCATCAAGTCCCGCTCCATAGATTTCAGATCCGTTTGAAAAGGTAACAATCAAATCCGATTCGTTGATTTCAAAGTCTCTACCTCTAACAAACCCCATATCTTTAAGACAAGGAAGGACCGTTTGTCTCCATACGGACATTTTTAAGTGATTGAGTCTAAATCTTGCGATTAAATGGCGAGATTCTTTTGAGATCCAAGCGCGTGATATAATCGCCTTTATTACGAGAAATGTTTTTCCGCAGCGCGCACCCCCGTCATAACAGATCTCTTGAATTTTAGAAAGAGACCAATCTTCTTCAATTGCTTGTGATTGTTTTTCAGAGAAAACCTTGGATCTTTTTTCAAATTGAAATTTCTTATTCTGTTTATTCTCGCGCCTCTTCGCTTTCAGCTCTCACTATCCCGCCGATCAACTTTTCAATCGTTCCTGGTTTCTCACCTACTCCGGATACGATCTGTATGTTTATCTGGCTATTCTCTTCACCACTGGAAGATTCTTGTCTGATAGTTTCTGGCAAACAAAGTGATCGGAGAAGTTCACGCGTGATAAGGTTACGAGATTTTAAAAGGAGAGAAAGTTCTACATTTGAGGTTTTTTGATCAAAGAGCTTTTCTTGTAAGAGATCTAGTAATTCAGTAGCTTCTTGGTTGAGGCGAGCAAGCGCGGCCACTTTATCAGTCACTATTTGAACCGCGAATTCTTCCCTCCATTTTCCTACAATTTCCTCCCTATGTTTTGTCCACCCCCTTTTCTGAATAAAGTTATCTAAAGTCTTGTAGGAAATATTAAATTTCCTACAAATATCCTCCCGTTTTTGTCCTCGAACATATTCACAACGAATGAGTTCTATATTTGCTTCGGATTGGGCGTTATATGAAACCTTAGATTTTGTTTTAGTATTGTTTTTGGAAAGAGGTTTCTTCCCGGTTTTTTTCTTAGCGTTCGCCACTGTTGTATTATATGTTTAATTGTATGAAAAAGTTTATTTGCTAAGAAATGAGTTCTTTACTCACACGTTGAAGGTTGTTCTTTGTTTCTTCGAAAGACCGCACATCCAAATCTATTCCTAGAAAGTTTCTACCGTTTTTGATTGCAGCCCTTCCGATTGTTCCTTCTCCTACAAACGGATCAAATATGAGTCCAATTTTCGGACTTCCTGCCAAGATACAAATTTCAAAAAGTTCTTCGGGACCAATTGCGGTATGTCTGTTCCTTGAGTTTGGTGTTGCAATTTGCCAAACGGTTCTTCTTCTTGCAGTGAAATCATGATTTTTGATTTTGTTTTTGATAATCCGGTTTTTAACGTCCATCGGATCTTGTGCATTTGTTATCAAATAGTTTTTCAGTCCGCTCGACTTACAGAGTGAGTGTTTTGTCGCCCTCATAACTTTTATCAAAGACTCAGAATTTTTATTTTCGTGATGAACTCCGTTTATAGGAACGGCAACCGACTTTGAGTCAAAGAAGTATCTCTTTATATCGACAACAAAAAACAATACATACTCATGAGAATACGTAAACCTTCTTGTCACTGATTCCGGTTTACACGAACCAAAATTTCCGTTTTGTGTCGTGATGGATTTCGCCCATATAATTTCTTGAATGAAATGGTATCCGATTTGTTTCATCATTTTTACAAATCCTGTCGGTATCTCGAGAGCTTGGCCATTTCGAAATGTATCACCTAAGTTGACAAAAAGAGTTGCTGTATTTTTTAGTAACGGTCTTACTTTTAAAAACACCTGCTCTAGATTCTGAAAGTATTCTACTTTACTTTTTTCTCTTCCTAATTCCAAACATACATTAGAATCGTTTGTATCTAGATACTTTCGTTTTTGGTAATATGGTGGCGAAGTTACAATCGAGTCAATTTGACCGATGTATCGATTGTTTTCTTTAAGTTCACAGATTTTTTGAACCGCATCTCCTTGAAATACTTCAAAACTCATACGATTCTTTCCTGGCAAAAAATAGCAATCGACTCAAAAAGGTTATTCGAACACTGCCATTTACCCGTCTCAAGTTCGGCGAAATATGACTGAGAATATCCGAGTGCTTGCGAAAGTTGAAACTGAGTGAGACCGGCGTCCTTTCGTAACTGCTTAATCCGCTCGGCTGTTTCTAAGTTTTCATTTTTGAAATTTTTGTTAAAGTATTCAGACTTTGCCGCTTCGATACTTTCCTTTACGACGGTCTTGAATTTTCCTTTCCATTCGTAATTTAGATTACGACCTGAAACTTTAAGTATGAAATTGTCGTCTGGAAGTCCGCAAAGATTTACTCTTAGTCCTTTGATCTTTTTCTTTTCCCAAAGCTCAATTAAAACCTGAATCGTTTCGTCTTTTGTAGATCCGTTTCGAATTTTTTTTAGATCGGATTTGAGGGTTGCAACTGCTAACCCTATTTTTCTAGAAATTTCTTTTAACCTTTTTATGGTTATTTTCTCGCAGGTCAAAAATTCAGGATAACATTCTTTATATATCCTGATTCTAGTTTTGTGGCCTAATTGTTTTTTTAATGTATTCCTTCTAATTAAATAACTTAGTTCATCCTCTGGATCTACTTTGTATCCGTCGATTTCTGTCCATCCAAGTAGTTTCACAGCCTCTATTCTATGCTCACCTGATAGACAAAGGTAATTATTATTTTGAAAATCGTATTTTACGGATACGGGTTCGTGTAACCCTTCCTTTTGTATATTATTTGCTAATTCTCTAATATATTCAGGTTTTCTTTTTTCAAATAACTCCTTATTTTTTTCGTGATACCTAATTTTATGAATCGGTATCTGTTCTATTTTTAAATCTTTTTTAATTACGTGTAAGAATGGTAGTTCTTGCATACCGTTTGTTATTTTTTTCTATCCAAAAGAGTCCTTTCGTTTTTTTTCATTCCTTAAAAAAAGTTAAGGACTGTTTTTTTTGCTTCATTAATAAAACGGTTTATTCTTTTTTACGAATGTAGTTTTTTTAAAAATGTTATATTACGCGGGGTTATTTCTTTTATCCCCGCGTTATTTTTTAGAATTAATTTTTTTAACTCCTTATTTTTAAGCAGCTTCCCCGTTTTTCCAAACTTTCGTTTTTACGGGTCTGTAATTTGTCTTTTTGGAATATACGTATTTTTGTACGGAATATTCTACTCCTAAAGGTGCGTTTTTTTGTAACTCTATAGCTTTCTTAATCGCATTTTCTAATCCGTCGATACCAGTAAAACATTCTTGACCAGCCGATCCCCAAACTCTAGGTGAAGTATTGTTAGGAGCTATGTGTTTGTAGATATGATACTCTTCCCTATCTTCCATTATCTTTTTCACTCTTTGGATATTTGAAAATTCTTTGTCTATCTAATATTCGAATGGCGTCATACCGACTTACATACAATATTTCACCGTCCTTATCTTTTACAAAAAAGGTATCCGTTCCTTCTAAGGGTTTTTGTATCTTTATCTCTTGTTCTTTTTTATACGAAACCGGCTCTAGTACAGTTTGGTTGGTTGAATTTAAAAAGCTCATGCTACAATTTCCTTATTTTCTTTTTTATTTTCAATTGCTGACTTTTTTACTTCTGAGTTACTTACAAGAACCGGATACACTTCGTTTACGAATTTCTCAAAAAGTATCTTTTTAGTTACTTCGTATTTTAAAGGATCTGGATTTTGTTCGTAATATTCTAATTGTTGTTTTAGTAATTTAGTTTTACCCCAACCTAAAAAACATTTATAAGGATCTAAGTCCTTTATCTCGATTGGATTGTCTGGCATTGTCTTACTCTCGTTAAATTTGGTTTGGTTTTGTTTTTCAGTTCGCATTGTATTTTTTTCAGTTCGTTTTTCTTTTCTTACAAATAACCTGGACCAAAACTTAGAAATGGATTCAGGACTTAAAGACTGTTCGTTCCAAAACTTGGAATCTTGTTTTCTCAGCTGGATGAGTGTTTGTATCTTATTTTCAATTACGTTCCAATCTCCTCTGGATATTTCATAGAGAGAGTTTAAGGCTCTTAATTCCGAGTCGGGTTGTCCCATTTCACTTCCGTGTTCTTTGAAATAGTAGTTTTGGAAATTAGCTAGCCAAGAGACCGGAAATTGATAATGTGATAACGTTTTAGGTTTGTTTAAATTTTGTTTTTGTTTTTCTATGTGCTTTTGTGCAGGTGGGCCGTACTCTCTAGAAGTATTTAGTATTTGGTTAGAAAGTTCTTGTTTTGATAGTCCTTGGTAGATAGTATTTGATAGGGGTTGATTTTCCTGACTTGGATTTACCGGTAACGGATTTTCCAGGAGTGGTTTTTCCTCGCTTGGATTTTCCGAGAGTGGAAAATCAAGGAACAGGTTTTCTTTTTCTTCAAATAGTACTTTTTGTTTTTCGAATCCTTTATTTTTAATACGAATCGGTTTTATTTGAACTTCCGGCTTTTGAGACTCTTCGAAAAAATACCATCCCGAATTAAATCTACCAGTTACTGGATCTTTTCCTTTTCGAAATTCTGCATATCCATAACTAACCAGTTCTTTCAATCCGGATGAAATACTGGATTCTTTGTCGGATTTAAACCTAGCGATTGTTTTTACGGACATTTTCCAGTTGTCCGGATAACGTAGGGCTAGTAGTAGGATCGCGGTTGCTTTTAGGCTTAGTCTCGTATCGTCTATAAAATGATTTTTTACTACCGTAAAGTTTCGGTCTTTTTCTACCCGAAACACTCTTTGATTCTCTTTCATGTCTTAAACTCTTATTATGCCACGTCGGGATTCATTCCGGAGGCCACTTTCAAATATGCAGTAAACGGAATATCGATTCCTTTTTTCTTTTCTTTCTTCCATTTCGTTTGTATGTATTTTAGGATTCGCTCTATGTCGTTTATGGAGTTTGTATAATAAAAAAGGTTTCCTTTGTCTAAAAAACTAAGGCTATCCCCGATTCGAATTTCAAAGTCCGGGATTTTTAAGTTTTTATAAAGTCCCGGGTCTGTCGTTTCTTCCCTAAAATCGTTTTTGTATAACAGGATCTCGATTCTTGTTTTATTTCGAATTCGCATTCCTTCCTCAAGTTTCTCTTTTGTTTCCAACTATTCATCCTTTTGTTTTTATTTGTTAGAAAGTCTCATTCTTCTTATTTGGATTACACTTTTTTATATTTTAGTAATTTCTAATGTAGCAGATTGAACCTTTTTTAAACTTCAGTACAATCCTTTGACTTACTCTTTTTTTTATTTTATAGTTTGTAAAAACGGCTTTAAGTTTTGTTTTTTAATCCAAGACGAATCGATATGATTCAAAACCTGTTCGATCGTATCCGGATCTTTGAGTATATAGTAGGGAACGTTTTTGACGCAAAAATGAGCTTCGTTTTCGTTCTTGATCGTTATTTCAATTTTTGGTAAATTAAAATGGTGAAATACGGAGGTGTTGGGTATTTCGTTCCAGTTGTATTTCAGTAATAGTAGTTCCAACTGACTTCGGTTTTTTTTCTTTTCTTGAGTCGTTTGACTTGTGTGTTTTTCTTTCGTTTCCAACTGTTCAATCCTAAGCTGTTTTTATTTTTTTTCGTATTTTTTATTTAACCGGGTCAGTATCTCTTCTGTAGTTTGCCTTCTGATCCGGTATCGGTAAACCTCCAGAAGTAAAAAAACGATCCCTAGTCCCATAAAAGTGCTGATAATTTCTGTCATTTCTGGCCCTTCTTTTTGGTTTCTAATTTTGATTTTTCGGACTGGATGAATTTTTCGAGTACCCAGTCGATACACCACGCCCGTTTTGTGTGGCTATACACCACTTCTTTTGTAAGCGAGTCATATACTTCATAGTAATCACTCCCCTCCCCTATCGGATAAATTTTATATCTATCTAAAATTTCCATTTATAAAATCGGTTTGACATTAAAACTTTTCGTTTTGACGCAACTACATTAGTTTTTACTAATGTACCTTTTATTTAGTTTTTAGGGATGTCTTTGGGAGTGGCCCAATTATTCGGAATTGGTAATTTTTGTTTTTGATTTTTTAAGGTTTTAATCGACTAATGTTTCTATGTAATAGTCTATATATTCTATTATTTTAATGATTGATTCTCATATTTTCGGCGATGTTACACTCTTTTTGGTCCTTCCAGTGCTTGGCACAGGAATACCTTATATTTGTCAAAAAAGGGAATTATTCCCTTTTTGTATACTAAAAATTAGGAATTTTTCCTTTGATGAAGCAAAAAAATATCAAACCCATTACTTTACGTTTTTTACAAATCGAAAAAGAAACCGGCAAAAGACCAAAAGAGATTGCTGAAATTTTAGAAGTAGATCTTAGCACTTATTACAAAACCAAACGCGGGGACATTCCGCTGACCAGTAGTTTTTTAATCCGAGTAGAATACAAATTAGGGTACAATAGAGATTGGTTTGAATCCGGAAAAGGGGATCCAAAAAAAGAAGAAGCGGAAGTTTTAGCAGAAGTGGAAAGTCAACTCGACGTTATCAATAAAATCAAAACCTATGAACTTTTTCCCATTTTACACGCTCTTCCGGATACTCCAAAAGAGGAGGACAAAAAACTGCTTTTGGATTTTTTAAATCTTTATGTTCAAAAATTTCAGTAATTGATTCCACAGCCTCATCAAGAGTGGTTTGTAATTTTTGATTTTTGACAAGAAGATCTGTCAAAAGTTTTATTAGGATTCTCCTTATTCGTTCCCTATTTTCTTTTGGGACAGATTTTTTTTGGGGTTTCATACACTCCTCTTTTTTGTGACTATATTCGACGATTTTTTATTTTATCCCTCTTTACTCTTATTTGGATTTTGTCTTTTTCTTTTGAGTTTTAGTTATTGGTGGGCGATAGGTTAGCGCGCTAACCTACAATTTTTTAACACAACCAATTTTTTGTGACTATATGACGTTTTTTTATTTTATCCCTCTTTTACTCTTATTTGGATTTTGTCTTTTTTTTAGGTTTTAGTCATTGGTGAGGGATAGGTTAGCGCGCTAACCTATTTTGTCTTAAGAATGATGGCCTTTTAAAAATTAATTTTTTAATGATTTTATTTTTTGCTTTCCTTGATCAATTCCTTAATAATGATATATTTATATGGGACATAATATAATTACAATTGCAAACCCCAAAGGGGGGGTTACTAAGTCAACTACAGCAGGACATCTTTCGATGTCTTTAGCTCAAAAAGGTACCGTTTGTGCAGTTGATTTTGACAGGCAAAAAGATTTGTCTAAAATGTTCTTTTTAAATTATCCGGAATCATTTTACGACCATGCTAATACGTTAACTTTAATAAAATACGAAACGAGCCTTGAAAACACAATAAAAAACAAATACGGAGTTGATGTGGTTGTGGCATCCCCAAACTTAAGAAATTTTTCGATGCTCGTTGCTAAAGATATAACATATTTAGATAGGGCAAGAGAAATTCTAAGAAGCCCCGCCACATCAAACTATGAATACATAATAATTGATACGCCAGGAACTGGAATTTTCGAAACTACATCAGCAATACTAGCCTCGGACATCGTAATTATTCCCGTAACACCCGCAAGATGGTCCCTCGACACCCTTAAAGACTTTTTCAAAGACTTAAATGATGCCATTAAATTAGGTTCGAATTTATCCAAAATTTTAATTCTTCCTTCTTTATGGGGCAGCTCTGCTGAAAAAGAAGAAATATATGATCAATTGCAACAAATTCCTAATGTATTAGAGGCTTTAAAAAATGCAGAACCTGGATTTGAGCTACTACCCAAACCAATAATTTTAAATCCAATACCAAGTTCGGAATCTATAAGAAAACGTTCTGAATTTGCCGAACCATTGGGAGAAAATACAATCGGGAAGATTGCATTCGACAAATTAGCAGATAGAATTGTAAAAGAATGTTCTATTAATAATAATTTATTACATAAGAGTAGGTTAGCGCGCTAACCTACAATTTTTTAACACAACCAAATAATATATAATAAATGAAAAAAAGAGACTTAAACGATTCATTCAGCATATCAATTAAAAAAACTACAGAATCTAACAATAATCATAATAATATTTTACTTAGAGAACTTAATGAAAAAAGAAACTTATCAGAACTAAATTCATATGGAATTGGAGAAATACAGAATATTCCTGTTAATGAAATTAAATCCGTAGATAATCCAAGAAAAACTTTTACTAACGAATCTCTAAGAGAATTAGCTAATAACATTAAACGATTTGGTCTGTTACAACCTATAGCTGTACGTAAAACAAGCGAAGGATATGATTTAATTTATGGCGAACGGCGACTAAGAGCATACAAGTTAAACGAAGAAAAACTAATACCTGCAATAATTAAGAATATTAAACAACTTAAGACTGAATTAATTCCGGAAATTAAGTTAATGGAAAATTTGCACAGAGAAGACTTAAGTGATTTAGAAACAGCACTAAGTTTATCTGTTTTAAAATCCCGTTTAAAACTTTCTGACAGGGAACTAACAGAATATGTGAATAAATCTTTATCTTGGGTTAAGCATAAACTTATACATGCCTCGACCGTTTCTAAGATCATAGAAAAAGAAAACAATAACGAAGCATTAATATCCTTTCTTTCCAAGATGTCTACTACATCCATTGTAGATTTACAACCTAGCTTAGAATCAGATAAAAAAACCGTACTTTCTTGGCTAGAATTACACATTAAATCTGGCAATATCCCAAAAAGAGATGATGTCCGAGACTTTGTTCAATCCCTAAAATCTGGTATAATTAATCCAAAAAAAAACTCGAATAAAACAAAAAAAGAAAAAATGATTCTATCCAAAGAGGAAATAAAAGAGAAAATTATTAAAATTGAAAACCAAATTAATCAATTAAAAAAAGAAAAGAAAAAATACGAAAAAATGCTTTTATGA